CCCGGCTGCGGCGCAGCGGACGAATACGGCCACCCCATTATGTGCGAGGATTGCATTTGGGGCGAAACGTGCATTGATAGCACGGTAAGGGAGGATAACGATGGAACTGAAGAACTATAGCATTGAAGCCACAGGAAGCCTTTACTGCTCGGAAAACTTTGCAGCCATCTGTGTTGACGGGCAATCCTATGGCATTGAAAAACTAATCTTCGAGATGATGAAAAGCCTGAAAAAGGAAGAAAATCTCGGCATTGAAACGTGCGGAACACTGAATATCACGTTCACCAGAAAAGCTGAAAAGTTGACTGTGAACGGGACTGTGAAAAAGGAGGAAAAGGCATGAGCGTGTTTGAATCACTTTCTAAGATTCAATCTGAATTGAAAGCACCCAAGAACCTTTACAACTCTTTCGGAAAGTACAAATACCGGAACGCGGAAAGCATTCTTGAAGCGGCAAAACCTCTCTGTGCAAAATATGGCTGCACGCTGACCGTTATGGACGATATTGTACTTATCGGAAGCCGCTATTACATCAAGGCCATTGCCACAGTAACGGACAAAGAGGGAAACTCAACCAGTACCACAGCTTTTGCCCGCGAGGATGAAACCAAAAAAGGTATGGACGGCGCACAGATTACCGGTACAGCATCCAGCTATGCCAGAAAATATGCGTTGAATGGCCTGTTTTGCATTGATGATACAAAAGACCCTGACAGTGATGAATACCACAAGCAGACGAGCGCAAACGTAGCACCAGAACAGCCAACCAAAGGCGATATTCAGTCCAGCGAGGCCGAAGCAAGCGAATATGTCAAAGCCCGCGCTACACTAACAGCTGCAATTACCGAGTATTGCGCCAAATCAAAACATACACGAAATGAAGTGCTTGACGCTTTGAAAGCCGTTCCCGGCGGGACAATGAAAACGTTGGACGGCTGCAATGCGCTGATTGCACAGATTCAGGAGTGGAGCAAATGAGCCATACAATCAACATCGCGGATGCTACCTTGATGGGTGAGATTTTGATGCTTCGTCTTAAAAGCAAGCCTGACATGGAAGAAGCGCAGAACTTTGCGAACGAAGTCAAATCCGGCCCCGGCAAGCTGTTTGCAGGTGTTTTTGGCGAGGTACGGAAAAAGCGCAGCCTGACTTCTAACGCTTATGCGTGGACGCTGCTGAACCAGCTTGCAGAAAAGCTGAAAAAGCCTGCTGTTGAGATTTACCGCGACCTTGTGCGGGATGTTGCAGGTGCAAGCGATATTGTCACCATCAAGCAGGAAGCAATAGAAACCTTTAAGCGCGGCTGGGAAAGCCAGGGACAGGGCTGGCAGGTTGTTTTGCTGGATACCATGCCTACACCAAACGGAACGTTCTGCACTCTGCAATGCTGGTATGGTTCTAGCGTATACGACAGCAAGCAGATGCACCGCCTGTTGGAATTGATTGTGCAGGAGTGCCAGCAGCAGGGAATCCCCACAATGACACCGGACGAAATTGCAAAGCTGAAAGGACTGACGGACGATGAAGCAAACAAACGATGAATTTGTGCAGGCTTTTCGCAAGGCATCTGATTCCGCATCGCGGTCTCTTTTTACATCTTTTGAATCCGTAAGCAAAGATGACATTAAGAGCATGACAACGCTTGCTTTTTACGCTGGGATGGTTGCTGCTTTTAATGATATCAAAGACATGCTTAAAAATTGAGGAAAAGCAAGAATGAAAAACGAATTTGGCGTTGCGCTTGATTCCAACGGCTATGCACCGTCCATCATGCCAAACAAGAAAGACATGTTCGGCTACCCACAGTGTTATTGCTGCCTTAACGGCCACGCTTTGGTGCGGCATGAAGTGCTCTACGGCCAGAACCGGTCAAAAAGCAAAGCTCTTGGCCTGTGGATTTTGGTTTGCCCGGATTGCCACAGATGGATTCACGGCGAAAAGCAGTGCTGGCCCAGGGTGGAAGGGCTGGATGCCGGGATGCGGCTTGAACTTAAAAAGACCGCACAGCGCATGGCAATGATGGATTACAGCTGGACAAAGGAAGAGTTTGCCCGGCGGTTTGGAAAGAATTATTTGGAGGATTAAAGACATGTTGAATGTAGTTGCACTTATGGGAAGACTGGTTGCTGACCCTCAGCTGCGCCAGACTACAACAGGTAAAAATGTTGCATCGTTCCGCGTTGCGGTAGACCGGGGACGCAAGGATGCCAACGGCCAGAACCAGGCGGATTTCTTCGACATTGTGGCATGGGACAAGAGCGCAGAATTTGTCTGCCGATATTTCCAGAAAGGCAGTTTGATCGCCGTTGAGGGCCGTTTGCAGAGCCGGAACTATCAGGACAAGAGCGGAAACAACAGGAACGCCGTAGAGGTGGTTGTAAACAACGTTTCGTTTGCAGGCAATAAAGAACCCGCCCAAAGCCAGAACGTGGCTAATAGGGCCGTTTCTGCGCCTGTGGCGGCAAACAATGAGTACGAGCCGATTGAAGATGACGGTGATCTCCCGTTTTGAGCTGTGAAACCCTAATATCTCAGGAGAATAAAAAATGAGCAATGAGGGTTATATCAAAATTTATCGCCAAATACGTGATTGGAAATGGTACTCTGACGGCCCTACAAAAGATGTTTTCTTGCATTTGCTTGTAACGGCAAGTTTTGAAGATAAATTTTATCGAGGAATCGCGGTAAAACGCGGACAGTCTGTTTTGACTGTCGAAGAAATTAGAGAAGAGACGGGCCTCACAGTACGTCAAATTAGAACTGCGATAAACAGGCTAATTTCGACAAACGAAGTGACAAAGCAAGCCACATATAAATTTACCGTGTACACGATAAATAACTATGAGCATTACCAGAGCGGCGGCAATCTTAGTGACAAACCAACGACAAACCAACGACAAACCAACGACAAACCTTTAGATACTAAGAATGTAAAGAATGTAAAGAATACCCCCTATACCCCCCAAGGGGTTGACGCGATTTCTCCTCGATTTGACACTTTCTGGTCAGCCTATCCCAAGAAGACAGGCAAGGCAGATGCACGCAAGAAATTTGAGAAGCTTGTTACTGACGAATCTACCTTGTCCGCAATCCTGAAAAGCCTTGAGTATCTCAAGACCACAGAACAGTGGCAGAAAGATAGCGGCAAGTATATTCCGTATCCTGCTACCTGGCTGAATCAAAAACGCTGGGAAGACGAAACAGCGCAGCCGCCTGCTGAACCCCGCAAGTCTGAAGACCTGATTCCTATCTATGACCGGGAATACACACGTGAGGAACTGATTAACGGAGTTGTTCCAAAGCTCATTGGGTGGAAGGAGGCAGGCAAATGAATACAGCTGTTGCGGAAAAAGCCGTTATTGGCATCATGCTGATAGAGCCTGACCGGCAAAGCGAAGCGTTCAAAAGCCTGACAGCGCAGATGTTCAGCATCAAAGACCTGGGAGATATCTTCCTGCTTTGCAAGGAGCTTGATCGCAGAGGGGAACGGGCGGATGCAGTATCAATAATATCACGCTGCAAAGAAAACATCAAGGCGATTGCTTACGAATGCGCCCAGACAGTTCCATCGGTGAGCGGATTTAACACCTACATCAACTGTGTCCTGGATGGATACCGGAAGCGGCTGATGATTGCCAAGATGGGCGAACTTGTGGCATCGGATGCAGACGCGGATGAAATGTTCGGCGCGGTTGCCGCCATGATGGAAAAGCAGCAGCACATCATGGAGCACCAGCGCCAGCGCAGCGCAAAGGACTTTGCTGATGGCATTGAGGACTTTTTGCAATGGCTGAAAAAACCGAATGACAACATCCAAACGGGTTTTGGAACGCTGGATAAACTGACCGGCGGACTTGTACGAAGCGGTGTAACAGTGATTGCCGCCCGGCCCGGCAAAGGCAAATCAACACTGGCCCTGCAAATGGCGGCGCAGATATCGCAAACCTGCCTGACGCTGTACCAGTCAATGGAAATGAGCCGGGAACAGCTTTACACAGCAATCTTTTCCCGATGGGAACAGATCGACAGCATCCGCATCACAAATCATGCGCTGACCGAAGAGGAAGAAAGCAAGATTGCAGAGGATGCAGAAATCCTGAAAAGGCGGTACAAGCTGATTCTGGATGATTCCAGCCTGACCAGCCTTGCAGACGTTGAACTGACCATCAAGCAGCGAAAACCGGAAGTGGTTGTCATTGACCATCTTGGACTTGTGGCACCACCGAACGCCAAAGAAAAGCGCAATGACGAATTAGCAGCCCTTACACGGGGATTAAAGCAACTGGCAATGAAATATCATATCTGCATCATCGAGCTTGTACAGGCCGCGAGAGCCGCCGACACGGGACTTATCAAGATGTCCGACATGTTCGGCTCCGCCACCATTGAACACGATGCAGACATGATTCTTGCCATTAACCCGGAACACTACACCAAATTGCGAGAACAGCGGGAAGAAGACCCGCCAAGCGAAAGCGATACCGTGATTGAGATCGTCAAGAACAGGCACGGCGCTTGCGGACAGCTTGATTTTGCGTGGGTGAAGCCGTTCCATCTATTTTGTGAGGTGACAAACATTGACTAACCGAGAAATGTACATGCAGCTTGCACAGACTTGCACAGAAAAAACGATTGAACTTGACCGGGAAATGGAAAAATACGGCGAGAAGTTGATGAAGTGCGCTTATGACGCAGCACAATGGAAGCTGAAAGTAGCGGAATTCCGGGCAAAGGCACGGGAGGAAGGCATGTGATCTACAAGTACACCATCCCGCTGCCGCCGGTCACGAAAAAGAACTCACAACGCATTTTGGTGAATCGAAAAACGGGAATGCCGTTCATAGCCCCTAGCAGCGCCTATAAGCGATACGAAGAGCAAGCTATATACTTTCTTACCCCAAAGCCGAAAACCCCGCTGGCGGGGCGCTGTCGCGTTGTGACAGTGTTCTACATGAAAACCAGAAGAAAATGTGACGTATCGAACTGCTTGGAAGCTGCCCATGACCTGCTTGTGAAAGGCAGAATCCTTGCGGATGATAATTACACGATCATCGAATCGGTTGACGGAAGCCGGGTGAAGTACGACAAAGACAATCCGCGAACTGAAATAACGATTGAGGAATTGGAGGAATAATAAATGCCGGAAACGAAAAAGAAGGTTGTTCCACTATCTGAAAGAGAAACGATTATTACATACAACGATGCAGAGAAAACCGCCAACGTGTACACGATGAACCGGAAACTATCACGTAAACTTTTGGCTATGGCGCAGGAATACCCAAGTTTGGTGAAATTCGTGCGCAAATACCCGGATAGCGCAGTCGAATACGAGCTGCCCAAGAAAAGTATCACCGTGAGCAAACCGCGCGGAAAACGCGTTATAAACGTGCCTGAAACACCCAACTATGGGAAAGAGGAATTAGAAAAGCAATCATTTGTGAACTGTATGGAAGCATGGAAAGGTGGAAACATGGAAAGTGAGTGAAATGACATACAAAGTTCTTGTTGCCTGTGAAGAATCCCAGACCGTTTGCAAGGCATTCCGTGCCAGAGGATTTGAAGCATACAGCTGCGATATTCAGGAACCGTCCGGCGGACACCCGGAATGGCACATCTTGGGCGATGCCCTGAAAGCTATTGAGGGGGGGCAAGTCGTAACAATGGACGGCAAAACGCACGATATTGGAAAATGGGATTTGCTGATTGCACACCCACCTTGCACTTACTTGTCGAACGCTGGCGCAAGACACTTATGGAAAGGCCATGAGCTACAGTCCGATAGAGTCATGCTTGGCATTCAAGGCAGGGACTTGTTTATGCGGTTTTGGTGGGCTGACATACCCTTTATATGCGTTGAGAATCCTGTCCCATCAAAAGTGTTCTGCCTGCCGCCGTACACGCAGGCCATTCATCCGTATCAATTCGGCCATCCTTACACCAAGAAAACCTGCTTGTGGCTCAAAAGACTGCCGCCGCTTGAATCGACAAATGTTGTGGAGCCTGTTGCCACATGGTGTCCGAGCGGGAGCTACAGCCACAAACATAGCGAACAACATAAGGGAATGTTCACTACAGACAGAGCTAAAAACCGTGCAAAAACATTTCCCGGCGTTGCGGATGCTATGGCTGAACAATGGGGAAATTACATCAGGAACGGAGAATAAAAAATGACCGGAACACTATCCGCCCCATGCGAGCACTGCCCGGAACGCCACACGCTATGCCACAGCACTTGCAGCAGGTATCTTGCATATCGTGCCAAGATGGATGACATCAGCAAGCAGCGCATGCAGGCGCAGGCATTGAATGAAGCGGATGTGCTCAGGGGAGACAAAATCCGGCGGGATGTGAGGAATCACGGCCTGCCGGGCCACAGGAGGAGATAAACATGAAAGCCAAAATACAGCTCCCGGACTGCTACAAAAAAAAAGCGGAAGCTTATATTGCAAAGCTTGAAGCTGAATCAATCGCAAGGGTGCATGAGGAAGTGATGAAAGAACGGCAGGATATTGCCTTGAGGTCACTGTATTTATGCCTACTGGCCTGCTATCAGGTGGGACTGAAGCCGTCCACGCTGGTTAAAATCCAGAACGCCATGAGCGGCCCTGTTACGGAAAAGTATTCCAGCTACCGCATTGACCAGCTGGCTGACACATGGGCGCAGGTTACGCTGCAAAACATCGGGGTTGATGTGGCTGAAACGGGGGAGCAATTATGAGCTTTGAAACGCCTGAAAACATGGATAAATGTTGCAGCACTTGCCGATGGAATGAACCGTTCAACGGTGTGTGCTTCAATGCTGACAGCCCGCATTGCGCCGACTTTTGGGATGACGGATGCGATGAATGGGAAGGAGGGCAGAATGACTTTGTTCAATAAGTTGGCTGGTAAAGCATCCGCGCTGCTGAATGCAAGCGGTATTTGCTCTAATAACTGCATTGACGGCCATTGCAGCGGGTGCGGCGAATGCTGCGCTGATCTTCTCCCGCTTACGAAAGGCGAAATTAAACGGATGCGAGATTATGCCAGAAAGCACCACTTGCAGGAAAATAAGCGCTCTTTTTTGGAAACAAATGGCGGGCCGGATTTAAGCTACCCATTCCGCAATGAGCACACAAAACAGTGCGATGTTTACTCTGTGCGGCCTTTGATTTGCAAAGAGTATATCTGTTCCAGGCTTTTGCAGAAGCCGATTGCTCAAACCGGTCTTACGAAAGAGAAGCGGGACATTCACTCATTGCGATGGGAGGTTTTCAAGAACCCGGAATGTGAAAATCTGCTGAAAGAAGCGCAAAAGGCCGCAATGAATGGATTATGACGGCTGAAGAAATCAGCGAAATCTTGAAATTGCATCGCGCAATAGAAAACGGAGATTTTATAGTTATCAACGCAGATTGGTAAGGAGTGAGACTATGGATATAGCTGAATTTTTCAAGACGGTAAACAGATTATGCAAAAATAGAACCTGCGGGGAATGTCCTATTTGGAAAAACGGCACGTGCATGGCTGATTTCGGAGACGATTCAGTTAAAAGCATTGAAGAAACGATTTCAAAAGTCGAGCAATGGGCGAAAGACAACCCCATCAAGACCCGCCAGAGTGAGTTTTTGAAGATGTTCCCGAATGCACATAAAAGTGGACTTGTGCTCGATATTTGTCCGCAGACTCTTAATATAGAATACATGCCACTGAAAAGATGCGAAAATATTTCTTGTAGTGCTTGCAAAACAGACTACTGGAACGAGGAGGTAACCGACAATGACTAACATTACAACTCTGCGCCCCGGCGAACACTTCATGTTCAAAAGCTTCGAGTGGGTCTGCCTTGACCCGAATCACCCTGACGGCGGTGTGCTGGCTATTATGGCAAAGCCGTTTGCAGAAGATGTAAAGTTCTCTCCAAATGATAATTTTGCCGATGAGAAAGGCAACTGGAATAACTACCGCACCAGTAATGTGCGTGGGATTCTATCTGATATTGCGAACACCATTTTCGATAGAAAAAGTCTGCTGAGACATAACGTTGACCTTGTTGCCGACAACGGCGACCGCGCCTATGGTGCTGTGGCAGACCTCGTTTTTATCCTGACCTGTGACGAGTACCGCAAGTACCGCGAGTTCATCCCGCACTACGACAGCTGGACTTGGACTGCCACGCCTTGGTACTGCGGTGACAAGGATTCCAACGTGGGCAACGCGAACATCGCTCGCTGCGTGCTCACGGTTGGTCAGTTGGTCGGCTACTACTTTGCGTACAAAAGCTGTGCTGTCGCCCCGGCTTGTGTTCTCAATCCGAAATCGCTCAATCTGCGCCAGAACATGGCGTATATAGAGGAGGTAACAGAATGAGCACAACAATAGGCTGCCCGATTCCGGGCGCAAGCCAGCCGAATAACCCGGTAAAAATCATTGATAAAGCATGTATGAGTTATATAATCGACCACCAAGAGGAGAAAAAAGGATTGTATCTATCTTTGGAAAATTGTGAAGGTGGCGCTGTCGTGGTAGCTTGCGACAATAGCACGGGCTTTGCATATATCGAAGAATTTGACAGCGTGAAAGCTGCTATCAAGTGGTTGCGGAGGGAAGAATGAACCAAACATTTTTTGACCCAGTAAACAGCAAGTGCATTTCTTTTGACGGCGTGCCGAAGATTGCCGATTTTGGCGATGAAAACGATTTGATTCGGCGCGGTGATGCGTTGAAAGCCATTAGAAAAGCATGTATCAGTGCGTATTTGCCGTTCGATTCCGCCACGCCGGAAGGACAGCGAGTAATGGATGCTCTATATGCGGTATGGAAAGTGAAAAAGAGAGGAAAAGAAGCATGACAGTATTTGACGCAAACTGCATCTACACAATCAAATGCCTTGCTCTGATCTTTGTTGCAGCGCCGGGGGCGATGCTTATCGGCGCATTGCTGATCTACCTGTTTGCACTGTGCTGCAAACAGATTTCAGGGCTTTGGAAGGAGCAAAAATGAACATTTTACTTTCGATTCTTGGCACCGCGATTGTCACAATTTTGATTGCGGGCGCCTATTCCATCGGCGTGTCCGTTGGCAGAGCTGCAGCTGAGGAAGATAACCAAGAGCCGGTAATTTACATGGAGCACACGCACGGGGGCGAGTAAATGGTTAAGATTTGCACTGAATGTAAAAAGGAATTCGAGGGGAGCGCAAAAGCCCGACTTTGCCTGGAATGCAAGAAAAAGCATCATGAAGCTGCTGTTGCACTGCAAAACGCAAGACGCAATGAGCAATCGCTTGTCAAATGTGAATGGTGCGGGAGGGTTTTTGCCAGAAAAAAGAACGAAAAGAAGTGTGAAGCATGCCGAAAAGAAGGAAGATATGGCAGCCCACAGATGGTGGAACACAGCAAAAGGGAGCCGCCGAAAGTGAGTATTAACAACGTTCTTAAGATTGCCGATAAAGACGGCACGACTTACGGAAAAGCGGTTCTGGCACACAACATTTGAGGAGGAACATATGAAAAGTATCGGCAACGCGCTTGCACTGACTGCGACTTTGGCATTCATCGCCTATATGGTGCGCATCACAGGAAGCGGTATTTGGGCATGGATGGTTGTTCCGTGCTTTATGTTCGCAATTCTGGGCTTGGGCGACTGAGAGGAGGAAACAATGGAAAATAACTGCTGCAAAAGCTGCAATACTGTGTACAAACAGGTTGCTGTTGTGCTGGATGACGGCGCATACATGCCGGAATACGCACATTTTGGCTGGGATGCAGGTGCAGACCTGAAAAGCCCTGTTAATGTGATGATTCCGGCGAACGGGAGCGCTGTAATTGATACCGGCGTACATATTGACATTCCGAAGGGCTATGTGGGGTTCCTGAAAAGCAAATCCGGCCTGAATGTTAAGCATGATCTGACAAGCGAAGGTGTGATCGATGCAGGATATACTGGGAGCATCTGCGTAAAGCTTTATAATCACGGAAAAACGGATTATAAAGTCCATTCTGGGGATAAAATTTCCCAAATCGTGTTTATCAAGGTGGAACCTTTCGACTTTTACCCGTGCAGCAAGATGCCGGAGCGGGAACGCGGCAACGCAGGATTTGGTAGCACCGGCAAATAAAAAACTTGCATATTAGCGCATAATATGCTATAATATCAATAAGAAATAGCGTGCCAAGTGCTTAATTGCCAAGTGCCAGTTGAACTTGAAAGTTCGGCTGGCACTTTTGCTATATGGAGGGCACATGAAACTATACTGCGCAGACTGCATGGACATCTTGAATGGGATACCAGAAGGCAGTATAGACATGATTTTATGCGACCTGCCATATGGTACAACGCGGAATAAATGGGATGTCATCATCCCGCTGGATCCGCTATGGGCGCAATACAGGCGCATAATCAAAAGCAATGGCGTTATAGCACTGCACAGCGATATGCCATTTACAGCGGCCCTTGTAAGCGCTGGGAAAGACTTGTACCGGTATGAACTGATATGGGTAAAGGAAAACGGCAGCGACTTTCTGAACGCAAACCGCAAGCCCCTGAAAGCATCCAGATATTCTATAAGCACCAGCCGACCTATAACAAGCAATATGTGGACGGAAAGCCCTATAAGAGGGGGGCAAAGGAGAAAGGCTCCCCAAAAACTGGGGAAAGTTTCGTGACGACATCTTAACAGACTGTAGTGACGGAAAGCGGAACCCCACAACAATTCTGAAATTCCCAAGGGAAAAGGGATTGCACCCCACCCAAAAGCCTGTAAAGCTGGAAGAATGGCTGATTAAGACGTACACAAACCCAGGCGAGACGGTATTAGACAACAGCATGGGCAGCGGAACAACCGGAGTAGCCTGTATCAACACAAGTAGAGACTTCATCGGGATAGAGAAGAACCCCGACTATTACAAAACGGCCATAAGCCGGATAAAGGAGGCACAGGATAATGGGGAGCGGGGCGACCAAAAGAAAAGGCCCGATCATGATTGATAATGACCCGGATAATGTGCCGGAAGGGAACCAAAGGCGCATTGAATTTTTGCTTGTGATATCACAACTTCCCAAAATCAGCACAAACGACCTGCCAGCCCTCAGAAAACGCTTCTATGACTATCTTGATTTATGCGTCAAGTATAACATGAAAGTGGGCAACATGGCGGCGTATGCTGCTATGGGAGTAGATAGAGACACCGTAAACGGCTGGGAAAGCGGGAAAAGGCGCAGCTCACAAAAGGAATACCAGGAATTTGCGCGAGAAATAAAGCGCGTATGCGGGATGTACCGGGAAATGCTGATGCAGGACGGTGCAATCAACCCGGTAACAGGGCTGTTCTGGCAGAAAAACTATGACGGACTGCAAGACCAGCAAGAGATTATTACCGCCACAAAAGACCCGCTAGGCGAGAACATGTCCCGCAAAGAAATAGAAGATAGGTTCAGCGCCGACTTTGTAGAAATAGACGACTTTAAGGAAGTCAAAGAGCCGGAGCAACTGATAGAACCGGTTCAAACGAAGCCACATAGGGAAAAGAAACAAGCGAAAGAAACTGAATAAACGAAAACAGAGCATCTAGCAGCATATAAAAACTGTTGGGTGCTCTTTTATTGTGCCTATAACCACGCAAAGAAACCCGCTATCCGATTAAACGCCACAGTAAAGCCTAAAATCAGCGCGGAAATGCCTGTTAAAGGCAGCAGCAAACCCCAAAAAGCGGGAAAGCAGAGGGGAATAAAGCCCAAAAGAGGGAAATAAAGGAGGGGATAACGCGAACGACTTGCCGTCATCGTAAAAAAAGACCCATCAACACGAATGATTATCCCTCCTTCAAAACCACCGTCTGAAACAAATATCCATACAAAATGGTCAAAATCACGGGGTATATACCTGAATCATGCAATAAAAGTGCATAACTCAAATTCAATTCGACTTTGCCGGAGATTTTTTCGCGCAAAATCATCCGGCTTTCAGGCAGGGGATGCCTCACCAATTCGACTTTTCTAGCCGTTCGACTTTGGTTCGACTTTCAAACCCGTTCGACTTTGGCAGCGGGATGCAAAACGGCGCATCCTGACCGCAGCACCTTCCGGCCCGGCGGATATGCTCCCCAGGACGGCCCCAGCTGGGCAAAATGTGCCTTTTGGGTGCATATTTCGCTAAATAATGATTTAGCGAACATCAAATTGACGTTGTAACGCGTATTAAATTTTGGAAGCGGCCCAAAAGCACAAAAGTGCATAAAAAAGCGCCGCCGGGGATGCCGGAAGCGCTGGAAGATAGGGAGATTATTTTATTTTGTCGCGCTCCATAGCCTCCGCGATGGCGCGTTGCACAAAAGCGTTGACGCTCTCGCCCTGGCTCTCTGCGTGGGCCTTAATTGTATCTTTTTGGCCCTTTGGAACCATCAACCCAATGCGATCATATGCCTTAGCGTTATATTTGTTGTGGCTTGCTGCGCTTGTACGTCCGCCCATGCCTGGCCCTCCTATATCACATAATTACTATTATAAGTATATCCGCCCGCGCGTGATTTTGCAATCATGCAAATTGCATAAAGCATGGCACTAAAATATGCGGTGCATTTGTGAAACATTGCCCTATTGCATAATTACTAAATCATGCTATAATAGAATCATCAAAAGAAAACAGCCCACAGGGCAGGAGGTAGCAAAGATGAAACTTGAAAAATACGGCATCAAGATGCAGGGCTTGAAGAAGGCCGCCGGGGAAACAAAGGGGCTTGACGGCTGGAATGGATATGTGCAAATCAGCTATGACCGGGCTGATGGCGAGGTCATCGCGGTGTATCACATTGACGTTAATGACTGGACGCGGTACTACAGTGAAACCATTATCCCGGTGAAGAATACGCGCGAGCCGATGACAATGCAGGGCATTGCGGACGCTGTAGCGCTTGCCCTAGACGATTAACAGCCGCACACCCGGCACACCGCCGAGACAATTTGATAACTGAATACGGAGGTTTACAACATGACCGAACAAGATAAAAAGGAGATCGTCGTTGTGGATATGTCCACATGCACTATCTACGGGTTCACCGCGTCGAGCTGGTGCGGCCCCCGCGCCCCGGAAGAGGTTTTGAAAGCTGCTCAGAACAGCGCCTCCGATGATGTCCGCCGGTACGAGGATATTTTGAGCTCTGGCAGGTATGACGACCAGAAAGAGTACTGGGCAAAATGCCTTGAAGCGGCAAAGGCCCGCACATTCGCCGTCATGACCTTCGGCGATTTTCTGAGCGCCCAGCGGGAGCGCCTACTCTCCGACCCCATGCAGGAGATCACAAAACAGCAGTACGACGATGCTTTAAACGTCCTGCCGCCGCTTGGATGGCACACCCGTCACAACGTAGAAGAGTTTTGCAGCCGTGAGTTTGAAACCGGCTCCTATACCATGCAATACGCGTACAGCCTTGTTCAGGGCAAGCATTACGCAAAGTTAGTTGACTACTCCGACCCCTCCACATGGATTAGTTCCATTCTTGGGCGGCAGTAACCGCCCCACTACCAAAGCAAAAAACAACACGAAGGAGCGTATAAAAATGAAAAAACTGTATTTTGAAGGCGCGGGCATGTTTGGGTGCCGCGACACTGCCGAAGAGCTGCGCGGAAACTGCCGTCTCCGCACTATGTTTCATGATGACCAGGGCCGCGCGGTCTACATGGAAATCGGGAGCGGAATGAACAAGACCGCCGGGCGGCTGTATGTAGACAGTTGCAATTATATTGGCAAGGATGATTACAACCTGCGGCGGCTCCCTGTAGAGCGTGACGGCAAGTGGCGCGAGTACACCCCGGCGGGCATTCTGGAGTTGCTGGATGAGATCGGGGCACACTTTGACGCGGTGGAGGTTCTGCCCAACCTGGCAGGGTATCGGGTTTTTGCGGATGGGTTCCACAGCGGAGACACCGAAGCCGAGTACATGCGCGGGGATACATTCGCACCGGACTGGGCAGAGATCGCCCGCCGGGAAGCCGTGTACAAGGCTCTATGCGATGCAGAGCGGGCCGCCGGGGTCAAATGGCCCTGCGTTAGCCTGTGGCCCTTGCAGGATCGCCCGAACGTGTGCCGGTATCATCTGCCGCGCACCGGTGCACATGGCGAGATCATCCCGGCGGAGTATCTGGCAGGCAAGCAGTAACAACCCGCAAGGCCGACGCATAACGCGCCGCCGGTGCAAGCCCGGCCACCCTGCAAGGGGCGGGCGCTCATGGGTAACAAACACGATCACAAGCCCGGAACGAACTCACAACGCGCACCCATCGCCAACAATGGCCGCCAGCCCGCCGGGGTGCTGGCATAAGTCCAACGGGAGCCGGTGCACCTCCCCACAAAACAGATTGCACCCGCCAGCCCCACGAGAGAGGGCAGGAAAACAACATACAGATAAGGGAGTTATAACATGATCTATCAAGCTAATAAGCGCCAGTTCGGGGCGCTGGAAGGCCTTGCACACTGGTGCGCAGAGTATTATTATACTCTTGAGAGATTCGGCGCGGATGATGCCGAGATGCCAGCGATCCGCAAGGATATGTCTTTTTGCATGGATCGGTGCGATGCGCTGGGCGTGCCGTACTGGGCGCAAAACGCCGCCCTTGCATGGGCCGAGAATTGGAGGGCCACAAAAGCGGAGTATTTTGATGCTGCGATGGCCCAGAGAGGGATCACCTGCAGCGGGGCCGCGGGCTGATTATTGCCCGGAGCTATTGCAATAGCGCGGGATAGATTGTAAAATATAGTTGCAGGGGGTGTTTTATATGCTGGTTGTTTTGTTCCTGTTAGCTTCTCCTTTTATCATTATTTTTGGCGTGATGCGCCATTTTTAATCAATATAGCGGAGCGCCTGGGCCGTATGGCCTGGGCGCTTTTTTTATTGTCTCCGGGCAGGGTGTTCCGTTCTGCCCGGCATTTTTGTACATGATCGGCGGGGTATACCGGAGGGGGATTTTGGCAGGCCGAAGGGCGCGGGGTTAGTCCCTCCAATCCCGAAAAAATAAAAAAGTCCCATAAAAGTTTGCGTTCCCATACTTTTTGAGCTAAAATTAAAGGCGGGAATAGAACTGAAACGAATAGAATAATATTCCTGCCTGCCGTTTTTGGTGTCGACACACCAAAGGCGGCTTTTTTTGTTTGGATTCTTCCTGAATTTTTCAAAAAACAAAAAATGCAGAAAATCAACGATAAACAGTTTGTCTGCAACGGAAAACAATGCTATAATAATAAAAATAGTGCCAAGTGCCCTGTGCCAAGTGCCTTTTCTCAATTTTGAGGGAGGGCGCTTTTTTATTTTGAAAATTTTTGAAATTGCAAAAAAGAGCACAATGCGAGCCAAGACAGCGGACGAAGCAGTTTATGCGTTTGCTGCGATCCGGGAACTGGAAAAAGAAAACTTCAAGCAGGCGCACAAGCTGAGTGTGGATTTGCATAATAAGCTGGGTACGCTGCCGCGCTGCAATGACCTGATTGAGCTGAACCGGAATCTGCTGCTGTTCAATGCGCCGTATAACTTTGATTCCTTTTGCCAGTACATTGAACTTGACCGTGACCCCAAAAGCCGGTTTTATATGCCGCGCCGAAAACAGCTGATTCGGATGGTAAACACCCTGCAAAAACTGGAAGATGGGGAACTGGACATTGCAGGAATCATGATGCCGCCCGGCACCGGGAAAAGTACAACTGCCATTTTTTATCTGACATGGCTTGCCGGTCGGAACCCTGACATGCCGATTTTAGGCGGCAGCCACAGCAACGCGTTTTTGCGCGGCGTGTACGATGAATGCCTGCGAATTATGGCAAAAGGCGGGGAGTATTTGTGGCGAGACGTGTTCCCCGGCGTGTGCATTGCCAGAACAAATGCACAGGACATGATGATAGACATGTACAAGCCAAAGCGCTTTGCCACACTGGAATTTTCTTCTATCGGCAGCGGCAATGCGGGCAAGGTTCGCGCACAAAAGCTGTTATACTGCGATGACCTTGTAAGCGGCATTGAGGAAGCCATGAGCCGGGAACGCATGGATAAGCTGTGGCAGCTATACACAACGGATTTGCGGCAGCGCAAAATTGGCGAATGCCGGGAACTGCACATTGCCACACCCTGGAGTTTGCATGACCCGATGGACAGGCTGGAACGTAACAACGAAAACAACCCCAGGGCTGAATTTTTGCATATGCCTGCCCTGAACGAGGACGAAAAAAGCAATTTTGATTATGCCAACGGGGTAGGGTTCAGCACCAAGTTTTATATTGACATGCGGGAATCAATGGATGATGCCAGCTGGCGCGCATTGTTTATGACAAGCCCGATTGAACGGGAAGGGCAGCTGTACCCAGAAGATCAGCTGCGCAGATACTTTGAGTTGCCGGATAAAGCGCCGGAAGCCATTATTGCAGTATGCGATACCAAAGAAAAAGGTTCTGACTATGCGGTACTGCCCGTTGCATACAAATACGGGGATGATTTTTACATTGAGGAATGTGTTTGCGATAACGGCGCACCGGACGTGGTGGAAACGCGGCTCTGGATGGTTCTTGTGAAACACAAGGTTCAGCTGGCCCAGTTTGAAAGCAACAGCGCAGGCGGCAAAGTAGCAGAAAAATGCCAGCAGGAAGTAAAGGCGCACGGCGGAATAACCAGGATTGTGACCAGGTACACCACCGCAAACAAAGAAACCAAAATCATTGTAAATTCCCCCTGGGTGATGGAACACTGCCTGTTCAAAGATAATTCCGTTATCAAGAATAACAAGGAATACAGGCGTGTTTTGTCGTTTTTAACAGGGTACACAATGGCAGGGAAAAACAGACATGATGACGTGCCGGACGCATTTGCCATGCTTGCACAATACGCTCAAGGCCTAAATACGGGCAAAGTTGAAATTGGGACAAGAATTTGGTAAAAAAACAACGTTAATGTGCTTGAAAAATGTGGATTTTATAGTATAATAGTAAATGGAAAAGCTTTATAGCTTAGCTCTTTTCTTATGAACATTTTGTTCATACCTCCTGGGGTACGGAACCAGCGTCCTGCATATGCGCCGCCCTAAATATGGTTCTCCCGCTGGCTGAAATGCCAGCTATTGTGTCGCTATAGTTTAATGGTAAAACTCCTGGCTCATAACCGGGTGCTTGCAGGTTCAACCCCTGCTGGCGGCACCAGAGTGCGCTCTGCGGCGCACAACCGGCACTATGTGGGCCGTTATCAGCCACATAGAGCCTGACAGGGCTTACCTTGTCCGCTGCGCCTGCAAAGCTGTCAAGCACTTTGCAGGTGATATATACCGTATAGCCATATATAAGGACGCTGCGTTCCGAAGCAACGGCGCGGCGGAGGGTGCAAGGCCACCATACGGAACCAGATGCAAGGTAGCGCCTTGTTGTGTGGGCGGTGCGGCTTCCCCCACAAACGATGACAAAGCCTGTGAAAAGCAGGAACCGCACATGCTGTTATAGCTCAATGGTAGAGCAGCCGCCTTGTAAGCGGCAGGCTACTGGTTCAAGTCCAGTTGGCAGCTCCAAGGCCGATGATACAGGTAAAAGATTCAGCCCCGAGCTGAAGTTCCCTGTTAGGCAATCCCTGCACACCTCTCTTCGATGTGTCCCATGCAGGGCTTTTGATGATATGTTCCCGACATTTACGCCGGTAAGTTGCGGTTTAGTTTTAAGTTTCGCGCAAGCTGTAAAAATGCAACCGTGAAACGTGCGATTTTAACTTGACTGTAATTTGCTTATACGCAGTCATAGCTTAATAACGTTGGAAAAGCAGCGCCTGTGGGTGCCGTTGCAGGTTCGAGACCTGCTGACTGCTATTGTTGGGTCGCTCCCACCGGTGAAAGCCCGGCGCAGGCAAAACGCGATAGATAACCTGAACGCCACATCTGCTTGCGCGGACGCTGTTACTGACACCGTTGCGCGTTGTGGCCCCCTTTTAATCAAAGCAGAAACCGTAAACCGACAGACGGGATATAAAACGGGCCGGACGCCGCGGAGTGACTTCCTGCGCGGGATATAAATAGAGGAAATCAAAAACAGGCGTACCATCACGCGCATAGCACTGGATGCCGCCTGTTACGTTGCAAAGCCTGCTACTTTGCAATGGGTGAGCCCGGCATAGCATAAACCGGGAGGGCGGGAACGGGGTTATTTTTGAAAGAAGGGATAAATTGCGAGTAAGTGTTTACTGCCCGTGCTGCGGTGCGGCAGGAATCAAGCGGAAGCTGATGGAAGTTGATACAGCAGCAAAGGGAACGATTTATCCCTATTGCAAGGCGTGCAAGCGGAACATTGAAATCCATTTGCCGCTGAAAAAATAAAAGTGCCAAGTGCCTTGTGCCAAGTGCCAGCTGAACCTTAATTGGTTTGGCTGGCACTTTTTGTTTTTGTGCAAAGGAGAACAGCTTGGAAAGATATCTTGTTGACATCCTGCCGGACGAGGGGTTGCACGGCAGACGGGTCATTGCCACAAACGAGCAGAAAATTACAGCGGACAACGTTGTAAAGGTGCTGAATACTGCCCTTGCCACCCACGACAGGAACCGGGGAGAAATCCAGTATTTGTGGGATGTTTACCGGGGCAAGCAGGATATCCGAAAAAAAGAAAAAATCGTCCGTGAGGAAATCAACAACAAAATCACGGTGAACATCGCAAATGAGATTGTGACGTTCAAAACAGCATTTCTACTTTCCGGCCCTGTGCAGTATATCGGTGCAAAAGGCAGCAAGACGGACAACAACAAACTGGTTGATTTGAACCGCTGGATGTCAGATGAGGACAAACAGAGCAAGGACAAAGAAATCGTTGACTGGATGCACATTGCGGGGCTTGGTGTGCGGATGGTTCTGTCTGACCCCGGCACGGAACAGGCGGGAAGCCCTGCCTGCATTTATACCCTTGACCCGCGTGAAGCGTTCGTCATCTACTACAGCGGCTATACCAAAAAACCAATGGCAGGTGTGCTGACACAGTACGATGAAAACGATGCCAAGTATTACGGTGTTTACACTGACAGCGAATATTTTGAAATCAAAAGCGGGAAAATCACCCGGCAGTCTGGGCATTTGTACGGCAGTGTGCCGATTGTGGAATACCCCAACAACAGTGCCAGAATGGGCGCGTTTGAAGTAGTGTTGCCGCTTCTGAATGGTATTAACACGCTGGAAAGCAACCGCGTGGATAACGTGCAGGATTTTGTAAATGCGTATGACGTATTCCAGAACGTTGATTTGGAAGACGGCCAGTACAGCCAGCTTGCCAGCGGCGGTAAGTTTATCAAAATCAAAGATTCTCAGCAGGGGATGCCTGCAAAAATTTATCGCATCAGTAGCGAGATGAACAGTTCTACTGTGCAGACCGCTGTGGATGATTTGCATGATAAGATTTTGACCATCTGTGGCATGCCGAACCGCAACGGCGGTTCTTCCACCAGCGATACCGGGCAGGCAACCATTATGCGCGATGGCTGGAAAGACGCAGAAAGCCGCGCCCAGGACAGTGAAGATATGTTCCGGCGCAGTGAACGGCAGTTCTTGCGTGTGTTCCTGACCATTTGCAACACAACAAATAATCTTGGACTGAATGTAGGGGATGTGTACGCACAGTTTACCCGCAACAACCTGACTGACATCCAGAGCAAGATGCAGGTATTTATTCAGGGCCTGGGCTGTGAAAAGATCGCGCCGGAAACGGTATACCGCGAACTTGGCCCATTCCGTGACAATGAAATGGCTTTGCAGGAAGGCATGAAATATTACGAGGAAAAACAGGCAGAGCTTGAAAAAAGCCTGAATGAGGAGCTTGACAATGGACTGGAAACCAACGGACAGCGCAATCAGGCTGCTGAACCGCAGGGCGATACGCAGGTTTGAAAAAGCATCTCGGCAGATAACGCAGTTTGATGAATTGAACGTTATGCCCGCCTGCAAGCAGCTATACCAGGATATTGCCAAAGACAATCAGGAAGTCTTTTTAGAACTGGCAAAAAAATGCTACCAGGATGCCGAAGTTCACGGCAAAGAAAAACCCGACAAGGCATGGCTGCTTGCCTTGCTTGCCGGATACAGCGCCGTTACCGGCTATGTGTACGAACACGAGATTGACCGAAAGCGGGCCTACCTGGAAGAGGGGCTTTTGAGCCGGACAAACCATAAGAACGAATTCCGGCGTGCATTGCGGTATTGGAGCGATATGACGTACCAATACGCCGATGACGTGACCGATTCTGCAAGAATCAAGGCATTTACAGATGCCGGAGTAGAACAGGTGCAGTGGCACACTGCCGGGGATGAAAAAGTGTGCCAGGTTTGCCGGGAACGCAACGGAGAGATTTACCCAATTGATAATATCCCCGATAAACCCCACAGGAAATGCAGGTGTTGGCTGACACCTGTTTGATCGTCAGAGAAGACGCTAAAACGCAAAGGTCAGAGAAGACGCTAAAACGCACAAATACGGGCGAGAGAACGCCGACAAAATAACGCGGAGGCACCAATGAAATTTGACACCAGCACCATTGACGGCTTTGAAAACATGAGCGATGCAGACAAGGTGACGGCGCTGCTTGGCGTTGACCTGCCTGACCCGGTGGATACAAAGAACCTTGTAAAAAAAGAAGATTTTGACAAGGTGATGAGCGAAGCCAGCAGTTACAAAAAGCAGTTGAAAGAAAAAATGACTGCTGAAGAAACCGCTGCTGCAGAAGCCAAAGCCGCACAGGAAAAGTTGCAGAACGATTATAACGCACTGCTGAAAGAAAACACCATTTCTAAAAACGTTGCCAAGTATATTGCGCTTGGCTACGATGAAAAACTTGCCAAAAGTACGGCAGAAGCCCTTTTTGATGGCGACATGGAAACGGTGTTTGCCAATGCTGCAAAGGCCAATCAGGTGCTTTCAGACAAGCTGAAAGCAGACCTTATGCGCAACAGCCCCAGACCCAGCGGCGCTGGTACAAGCACCGAAGAAGAAAGCGAATACATGGCATTTGCCAAGCGCAGCGGCAAGGCAAAAGCACAGGCCAATGAGGCAGCCGCAAAAGTCATGGATTATTACAAGTAAGGAGTGAAAGCATGAAATTCAAGAAAACGGATGTTGCCGGTGCAGTTGAGATTCTGGCCAGCAATGATTTTACCGCAATCCCGTTTACCACAACCACCGCAAAAAAGGCTGGTGAAAAACTGACAGTTGACAGCCGCGTTGGCGTTGTGCTGTATGACGTTGACCCGGATGAAAACCCCAACGGCAGCCTGCTGGTTGCGGGCGTGATTGATGCAGTAAAGGCAAAGGCACACAGCGGTACCGACCTTGCTGCAGAATCTGACCTGCCGGATACCATTATCCTGCGCACCAATACCGGCGTGAACGAATAACGGAGGTGAAAACATGAACCTTACTGAACTTTTTACACCTAAAATCATTGCGGCAAACTATACCGAAGCTGCTTCCAACGCAATCCCGTATCTGGGCAGCGGTTTGTTCCCCTCTGTAAAGCGTGCTGGCCTTGACCTGGCATGGATTAAGGGCCACAAGGGCCTGCCTGTTTCCCTGAAACCCTCTGCTTTTGATGCAAAGGCCACTTTCCGTGACCGCATCGGCGTGAGCAAGCTGGAAACCGAGATGCCGTTTTTCCGCGAGGGCTACAAGATCAAGGAAAAAGACCGCCAGGAGATTCTGCGTGCCCAGAGCAGCAATGACCCCTATGCGGCGGATGTTATCAACCGCATTTACGATGACCAGCAGGATTTGATTGCCGGTGCTGACGTTGTGCCGGAACGCATGCGCATGCAGCTGCTGTTCCCGGAGGGTGGCGCAATGGGTATTACCATCAAGGCCAATGGCGTAAACTACACCTACAACTATGACCCTGACAGCAAGTGGAAGGGCACCAATTATACCGCCCTGACCACCACTGACATGTGGACTGCCACTTCCACCGCAGACCCGTTCAAGCAGATTCAGACCATCAAGGACAAGATGGCAAGCAATTACGGTGTGACCCTGGCTTACATGGTGATGAACACAACCACGTTCAACCTGATGAAAGCCACCGATGCCGTAAAGAATCGCTGGCTGACCGTAACTGGCCGCAGCATGGGCTACCTGACCAACGATGAAGCCAAAGATGTGATCGCATCCACTACCGGCATTCAGATCGTGATTTACGACAAGCTGTATGCCGATGAAAGCGGCACAAGCCACAAGTTTGTTCCGGACGGCTATGTGAGCTTTATCCCGGAGGGCGCACTGGGCGAGACCGCTTACGGCACCACCCCGGAGGAAGCCGACCTGGCAGGTTCCGGCAAGGCAGATGTTGCCATTGTGAACACCGGCGTTGCCATTACCGTTGAAACCACCGTGCACCCGGTCAATGTGAACACTTATGCTTCCGAAATCGTGTTGCCAAGCTTTGAGCGCATGGACGAAGTTGCCGTTATGAAGGTGACGGCATGACCTGGCTGATTCCCGATTATGCAGTGTTTTACGGTGGTGAACTTTGCGTGACCGGGAAAAAGGTGAAGATTGCCGACCAGGACAGTGCCGAAATGGCAAAATACGGGAAAGTAATAACCGAAAAGGCGGAAACACCCCATGTGGTAGAACACCGGCGGGGCAGAAAGCCGAAAGTTTGATGAACGGCGGGTGACAGTATGGAGATCTTTGAGCGATTGCAAAAACGGACAGGCGAAAACGACCTTAACCTGTTAGCAGATTTGCTGGACAGCGCAGAATCCGTGATACTGGCCCGCCGTTTTCCTTTTGGCGGTGGTGAGCTGGAAGAGCGATACCGCGATTTGCAGTTCCGGATTGCATTAGCATTTTATAACAAACTTGGCGCGGAATATGAGACCAGCCACAGCGAAAGCGGTATCAGCCGCACATGGGGCAGTGAGGATGTTCCGCAGCAGCTGTTGGAAGAAATTGTCCCGGTTGGAAAGGTTGGATGCTGATGCGAGACCTTAGAGCCAACCAGAAAACAATTTGGTACCAAAACAGCATCGGTTCTGCCGCAATCAAAGATGAAAACGGCAACCGCACCGGCGAAGAACGGCCCGTTATGGAGCCGCCGGAGCAGTTGCGAATCAGTGTGAGCGACGCTGTTGGCGCAATGGAAGCCGCCGCTTTTGGCGGGTTTACAGATTACAGCCGGACAGCCTGCACGGCAAACACAAACTGCCCTTTGCGGGAAGGAACGCTTATCTGGATTAACCGGGATTCTGACGAAAGCCCGAATTACGTTGTGACCAAAAAGGCAGATACCATAAACGGCGTATTGTATGCGATGAAAGAAATCGTGCCATGAAAATCAAGCTGGCGCTAAGCGAAAAAGGCATAGAGCAGGCGATAAAGGAATACGAGAACTGGCAAAAAACGCTGGAAACCCGCATTGAACAGTTTGTAAAAAGACTGTCAGAAATGGGTGTAGAAGTTGCCAAGATACGGTTTACTGCCGCCGTTTATGATGGTGACATGAGCGATATTGCGGTTCAAGTAGAACAGCACGGCAAGAAAGCCACGATTTACGCCACCGGGCAGGCCGTTTGCTTTATTGAGTTTGGCGCAGGCGTTGCATTTGCAGAGCATCCAAGCGGGCTGTATGCGCATGGCACATACGGCGATGGGAAAGGTTCAAACCCGAATGGATGGGTTTATGATGGCGTTCCCGGACCAACGGCACAGCCTGTGTATAACCGCAATGGCGAGCAAAAGCCCGGCGTTTGGCGGACAAAGGGCAACCCGCCCGCATGTTCCATGTGGGAGAGCGCGGCCCAGATGGCTGCAAGTGTAAAAACCGTGTGGGAGGAGGTAATGCGTTGACAGAGGATTTTCAGCCACAAATTTTTGAATTCTTTGCACAAAAGCTAGAAGCAAAATTCCCCGGCGTTAAATTAAGCAGCGTAATTACCGACCAGCCGCCCGGTTTCCCGTGCGTTCAAATCGAACAAGATGATTTGCCGACAGACTATGACAACAGCGGCAGAATCAGATTTGTGAATGTGCGGCTCCGCGTGCGCGTTTACACAACGGGGAACACAAAAACAAGCCAGGCCCGGAAAATACAAATGTGCATTGACGAGACAGCCAACAGTTTGAATTTTACTCGGCAAAGTCACATTACAAGAGGATACCTGTATCAAAACAGTGCGTACCGGACGGAAACAACGTACCGTGCGCGAATGACCGAAGACGGGGTTTTGACCCGGACATGATAAGGAGTTGAAAACATGGCAAATGAACATGTAGCTATCAGTACCCAAGGCGTACAGCTGCTTCGCGGTGATTCCAAGACTACCCTGAAAGAGCTGTGCTGGATTCAGGAATATCCTGACCTGATCGAAGACCCGGATACCATTGACGTTACCACACTGATGCACACCATGCAGGCTAACATCCCTGCGCTGCCGAAATCCTCTGCGCGTGCCTTCCCGGCGTTTGTTGACACCGATGCGGGCAACCTGAAAGCAGTACAGGACACGGCGAATACACCGGCCTATTATGCGGTGCGCAGCCGTAATGGCTGGGGCTGGGTATGGCATGGCCAGCACAGTGTTTCTGTGCCCGGAAAAGGCGTTGATGATGCAATTCAGTTCAATATCGTCATTACCAACGATTCTGACCTTGAATTCACCGAAAGCATTACTGTTGCTACTTCTTGAGGAGGAAAACGCAAATGGACGCTATCAAACTGACTTTTGAAGGCAAAAGCTACGAGCTTACCTATACCCGCGAGACTATCAAGCAGATGGAGAACACCGGATTTGACATCCAGATGTTGGCACATCAGCCCACCGTTCAGGGCGATAAGATGTTTGCCGGCGCTTTTCTGGCAAAGTGCAAGGGCGTTAAGCGCAAGGTGATTGACGACATCTGGAACCATATGGACATTGAAAGCAAGAATAATGTTCTTGCCGCACTGGCCGATATTTACGGCGATGCAATGAACAGCCTTGCAGATGATGGAAAAAAGGTGACTTGGGAGATTGCTTGACCGACGATCTCCCCGAAGATCAAAAAACATGGGGACAGATTTTTGAAGAACTAGCCCCTTATTATTTATTAATCGGCATGAGCGCTGACGAGTATTGGAATGGTTATCCAAGACTTGCCAGAGAATACCGGGAAGCGCATAAAAAACAGCTTGAGGAATGGAATTATAAGGCGTGGATACAGGGCAGGTATATTGCCGATGCCATATCCGCCACGATCGGAAATGCGTTTATCCCGAAAGGGCGCAAACCGATGCAGTATCCGAAAGAGCCGTATGCGCTGACGGAAGAAGAACAGATTGCAAGAAAGATAAGGGATGCAGAAGAAGCGGAGAGACGTTTCTTTGAGAAATTCAGTTTGATGGGTGGTGGAAGCAATGGCTGACGTACAGATTGATAAACTTACAATCGAGATTGAGGCCAATTCAGGAGCTGCCACAACTAATATCAAAAAGTTGGGAAAGGCGATAGAGTCTCTTTCTTCAACAGGTAGCTTAAAGACTGTTATTGACAGTTTGGAAAAACTGAATGAAAAACTGTCCAATATGAGCAATTTAAGCTCCGCTGTATCGGGAATAAACAAAGTTTCTGATGCAATGAAAAAGGCAACAGGCGTTTCCAATAATATGACTGCACAGACGGAAGCGCTTGGCTCTTCTCTGAAAAATCTGTTTTCACAGGCCGTTGTGATAGCAATTATTCAAAAGGCTAACACACTTTTGGAAAGTGCCATAACCAACTACAGCAAGTACGTAGAAGATGCCAACCTGTTTGCTGTGGCAATGGGCAATGCGGCTGACAGCGGCGGCAGATTTGCGCAAAAGATGGAAAACCTGCTTGGCATTGACAGCGGTGAATCCAGGCGGAATATGGCTGTTTTCCAGAACCTTACAACCAGCTTTGGCATGACATCCGATAAAGCCTACATTCTTAGCCAGAACCTCACACAGCTTGGCTATGATATGGCTTCCTTCTTCAATCTGAGAACAGAAGATTCGTTCCAGAAATTGCAAGCTGCTATTTCCGGTGAGCTTGAACCTATCCGCCGGTTGGGCGTTGATATTTCCAACGCCAGATTGCAACAAGAATTGTACAATTTGGGAATCAATAAAAGCATTAACAGTTTGTCTCAGGCAGATAAGGCACAGCTGCGCTATATTGCTATCATGAAGCAGACAACAAATGCGCAGACCGATATGGGCCGCACATTGAATTCGCCTGCAAACCAGATGCGCATTTTGAAAGCACAGATTGACTTGCTCGGCAGAAGCCTGGGCGCGGTGCTCATCCCCGCAATCAATGCGATTCTTCCGCCCCTGATTGCTTTTATTCAGGTTGTCAGAATGGCAATCAGCGCGATTGCATCGCTTTTTGGGCATACGATTCAGTGGGGCGATTTTCAGAGTTCCGGCGTAAGTGCTGCACAGGGCGTTAGCAGCGGGCTTGATGATGTCGGTGGGAGCGCAAGTTCTGCGGCAAAAGCTGTGCATGACCTGATCGGCGGATTCGATGAACTCAATAAAGCACCAGACCAGTCATCCGGCGGTGGTGGCGGTAGTGGCGGAGGTGGAAGCGGATTAGGTGACATTGGCCTTCCGAGCTATGACATGTTCGCCAACCTTGCAAACAGCAAGGTTACGAAATGGGTTGAAAAGCTACAAAAGGCTTTTGAGAACATCAAAAAAGTGCTTGAACCGTTTATGCCACTTATAAAAGGTATTGGCGCTGCTATATTAACGGCTTTTGCCGTTGGAGCTGTCAGCAAATTCCTGAAAAAGTTCAAGGATTTTATTACTAAAGCCGCTGCGGGAAGCGCTGTCTTTGAAGCATTGAAAAAAGCTGCGGGAGTTTTTGTTTCATCGCTGGAGTACGGGGCCGGTTTTTTGAGGTCTTTTTCTTTGGGGCTTCAATCGTTTAGAAGCGCACTCCCGGTGTGGGCGAAAGTAGCTACTGCCGTTGCTGTGGCGGTAGGAACCTTTGTCACTGCTTATGATGCAATGAAAAAATTCGGGCAGGGGGCAATGGATTTGAAAACCGCCGCAACAAACTGTGTGGCTGCATTTGCCCTGTTTGGGACGATCGGCGGCATTGTGCTTGGCCCAGTTGGTGTAGTGATTGCAGCGGTGGGAACGGCAGCCGGTGCGTTTTTGGGATACAGGAGTGCAATGCAGGAAGCCGGGCAGGAAATGGCGAACGAAAGCCAGTTCTGCCAGACCTTGAATTACATGATCGACCAGTCCACCGCAAGTATTCAGCGGGCAACGGATAACCAGCAGGAACTTAACGAAAAAATTCAAAGCTTTTCTGATGTCGGAACAAAGTATGCAGGCGTTCAAACCCTTGTCGATTCGATTTTCGATTTAAGCGAAAAGTCGAACAAATCCGCGTTTGAAGTGCAGCAGCTCCAGTCCCAGGTAGAATACCTTAATGGTATGGGCCTGGAAGGGTTGCAGCTGCACATGGACGAAACCGGAACAAAGGTGCTTGAAACTCGTGACGATGTAAACGCCCTTATCGAAAGCCTTGAAAAGGCCGCATACGCCGCAGCAGCGCAGGATTTGTTGGAAAGTGCATATAAGGCGCAGATTCAGGCGGAACAAGACCTTGCAGCCGCCAATGACCGCCTTGCTGCGAGCAAGGAAGCAGTCGATACAGCAACAACGGCACTTAGCAATTATCGTAACGGTCTTTCCACATGGGGTGAAATGCTGGCTGATTTGGGTCTCGATGCGCAATATAACGCTTTGTCCGATTCTTTGAGCAAAGCGAACGAAGCCTACGAAACCGCAACAAGTGACGTTCAGGCGCAGCAAGAAGCCCTTACAAATGCCAATTCTGCGATTGATACCTACACCCAAAAACTTGTGGATATCAAAAGCGGGAACTTTGATATGGCTGATTCTGTAACAAGATCTACAAATCAGGTTGATACTTCTATGGCGCAGGTAAGAGATTCTGCAAATCAGACTGCCGGAACAGTAACAAGTGCCAACAGTAATATAACAACGTCTGCTACAAATTCCGCTGCAACAATCAGTTCCAGCTATTCGGCTGCGGCACAAAGCGTACAGGGTAGCACAGGTCAAATGAGTAGTGCGGCAGAAAACGCAAAAGAACGAATGACCCAAAGTGCAAACAATACAGCAAGCACTTATGCGGCAAGTTTTGACAATATCAATTCTGGTGCAAGAAGAAATGCGGAAACGGTAAAAGATTCTGCAAGTAATGCCGCATCTGGCGTTGAAGATGCGGCAACCCGTTCCGGCAATGCACTGTCCGGCCTTCCAGAGAAGGCAAAACAATGGGGTAGCGATTTCGCTTCCTCTTTTGTAGATAGCTTTGTCGATACGTGGACAGTCCTTAAATCGGGATTTGAAGATGCGGCGAAATGGATTAGTGAACGGTTCCATTTTTCTGTTCCTGATAAAGGCCCTTTGGCTGATGCTGACACCTGGATGCCTGACATGATGAAACTGTTTGCGTCCGGCATTGAACGGAACAAGAACAGCGTTATCCGCCAGGTTGCAGGGCTTAGTGCTTCTATGCAAAAGGAACTTACGGATGCACCTGTCAATGTCAGCGCAGAGGGCACAGTCGTTTCAAAACACGATGTCGAAGTATCCGGGAAGCAGTTTTCTTCTGCGCAGGCATACCGCACCGGAAATGGCTCCGCAGACGTTGTTGCAGCAATTCGTGCGCTTGGCACTATTATGGAGCGCAACAGCGATACCAAAGTTTTTATCAACGGCAGAGAGGTATTCCGCGCCGTTAAGGATGAAGCACACCGAGAACAAATCAGAACGGGAAGCCCCGCTTTCTAAGAGGAAGATATGAGCTTCAATGCCAAAGACACAAAAGGTTACTGGGCGGTCAACGGAACTGCGCTGTACAATCCGCAGGGGTGTGAAATCACGCATGAGAACTATGTCGGCTCCAACAGCGGCCGCACAGAGGACGGCGTGATGCACATTGATTGGATACGCCGGGACTTGCGCAAAGTCACAATCAAATACAATGCCATGACAGGGAACGAAATGGACGAGCTTGTGGGGCTTGTTCAGGGCAAGGAATATACCGCAACATTCAGAGACAGGGGAAAGACATGCACGATGTCTGCTTATACAGGTGATTGCAAATATGAACTGTACAACGAAACCTTGTGTTCAAGCGAGGGCGGATTATACACCGATGTTTCCTTTGACATGGTAGAGATGTAAAGGAGGGAAGAATCAATGCTGAAAAACCTGATTGTCAAAAGCGATGGGACAGAGATTGATTCTTCCCTTATTTTGTCTTGCACATTGACGCAGACCTTGAATTCAGGCCAGGAATTCACGATTGGAAGCGCATGCACAGACGAAATAGAGGTCGAATACCTTGCGCAAGATGATAATCTTATTGCAAAAGGCGATGTGCTTACGTTGTACTGGGTGAATGACAGTGGCACAAAAACAAAAGTCGGCATATATTATTGCGAAAAGCCAAATTATCAGGGGCTTATGCGGGAAATATCCGGCACAAGCATGGTTTATAAAGTAGTGGCCTATGACACCATGTCCAAGCTGGATGCGGACTTCTCCGGCTGGCTGCGGGCCAATCAGGCGCAGTTCCCCAAAACCATCTGGCAGCTGGTTCAGCTGGCCTGCCAGCGGGCAGGGGTCGCGCTTGCCAGCAGCAGCCTGCCCATCAACGGCAGCTACAGCGTGCAGGCGTTCTACGCGGACGACCTGACCTGCCGCCAAATCATCTCCTGGGCGGCGGAAGCGGCAGGCTGCTACGCCCACATGAATGCAGACGGCAAGCTGCAATTTTTGACCTACACAGACAAGCGCAGCACTGCTAAAATCACCCCGGACGGTGCCAGCAACAGCACCGCCTATTATGCTGACAGCCTGAGCTACGAGGACTACACGGTCAAGGCCATTGAGAAAGTCCAGATCCGGCAGTCGGACAGTGACGTGGGCGTGATTTACCCCGACAGCACCACTGCCACCAACACCTATGCAGTGCAGGGCAACCTGCTGCTGACAACCGGCACCGAAGCCAACCTGAAAAGTGTTGCCCAAAACCTGTACAACGTGCTGAAAAACGTGACCTACACCCCCTGCAAAGTGGCCGTGCCCAGCAGCTCCGGCCTTGCCTGCGGGCAGATCGTGCACGTTAAGGACGCACGCGGGCGGGAGTTTGATACCTACCTGATGAGCGCCACAATCTCCTCCGGCAAAGCCAGCTTTGAGAGCGTGGGCAGTGCCAGCCGGGAAAGTTCCAGCGCCGTGAACAGCCAGAGCTACAAGAACCTGACCGGCAAGATGCTGGAGATCAAGACCAGCGTGGACGGCCTGGAAGTAAAGGCCAGCGACCTGACCGGCAAGTACACCGACCTGAAAGCAACGGTGGACGGGCTTTCCTCTGAGGTGAAAAAAGACACCAAAATCACCGGCGGCGGCAACCTGATCCTGGGCAGTGAGAGCTTCAAGAACGCCCTCTCTGGCGGCCCTGGCAGCAGCGTTGTGTATGGCGATGATGGCAGCGCAACAATAACCAATGCGAACACCAACGGGTATTTTATGTTCAACACCATGGGCACTCGCATTATAAAAGGCGTCACATTATGCCTGTCCGTTATGTACAAACTCATTTCCGGCACCGATGCGCTGCGGCTTGGCATTACGTTTACGGGCGATAATGGCAAATATTACATTGCTTACATAAAAACCGCTGACCAGCTCGAAATTAAGCAGACAGACGGCTGGGTGCTGCGGTATGGTACATGGACCCCCGGCCAAAACGGTGTTTTGAAAAAAGCCGATTTCGACAGCAATGACAACTGCACCAATAAGTTTGCGCTGCTTCACCCCATGCTGCAATACGGCAACGCGCCCACCGCGTGGAACGCCAGCTCCGGCGACTACATAACAGAGAAAAGTGCCAAAAGCCTGATCTCCCAATCGGCGGATGAAATCAAAACCGAAGTCCGCAGCCTGAAAGAAACCACCACAACCATTTCCAACGACCTGGACAACACCAAGAAGGAATTCAAAACCGTTAAAGAATCAGTATCCGCGATTGACCAGAAAGCTGACAGCATTACTCAGACGGTAACGCAGCGGATCACCGGCGGCAACAATATTATCGCGGGCACCGATGACTGGAACAATGCGACCCTGGATGCAGGCGGCAATAACCTGAACAGAAAGGGCAGCTACACCATTGATGGTGAATCCGTCCGAGTGACCAATAGGGCGCAGAACACCCGCTTCCATTTTGGCGCGGACAAAACGTTGGTGATTGCCAAGGGCATGACCTATTGCGCATCCGTGCTGTACAAACTCAACTCCGGCACGGACAGCCTGTTTTTGCAGTTTGAGACCAAGAACAGCAGCGGCGCAAAAAGTTATTACGGCAATGCATTCAAAAATGCGAAGCAGGACATTGAGCTGGATAACGGTTGGAAGCTGCGCTGGGCGTCCTTTACGGCGACCGCGGACGGCTATGCAGACGGTCTGTTTGTAAGCACAGCCGACGATAACGCCACCGTTACCAACGATCTGACCATCATGCACCCCATGGTGCAGATGGGCAACGCGCCTACCGCGTGGACGGCCAGCAGCGGCGATTACCTGACTACCACCGAAACAAAAACCGAGATCAAGCAGACGGTGAACGAAATTAAGCTGACGGCCAGCACAAGCGGAACCAGCAGCACCATCAAGCTGACGGCAGGCGGAACAGAGATCACCAGCGCACAGATCAACCTATCCGGCGTGGTGACATTTTCGGATTTGAGTACCTGGAACCAGGATAAGACCATTATCAACGGCGGCAACATCACGACCGGGCAGATTCACAACCTGAATTACACCACCGTGTACGACCTGGACAACGCCTGGATTCGCATGGGCACCGAGGCCGGTGAGCGTGTATTTCTGGACAACCGGCACATCGCATGGTATGCCACCATCAACACCGGCAGCATCGGTCTGACCGGCGTGCTGTACTCTGAGGCTGGCAGCTCCTACATTGGGGCGTGCAGCAAGTACGCCAAGTACGGCTGGGTCAACGGACTTGACCCCACATCTTACGTTGGAATGCAGATCACCTACAACCGAAGCGATGACAGCGATGCCGATTTTAACACGACCCGCGTTGGCGTAAGCGGAACGCTTAACTGCCGGAACCTGAACGCGTGGGGCAGCAAGTCCCGTGTGGTGCCTACCAGCTTCGGCGCGCTTAAAATGGCCGCATTTGAGACGCCGCTGCCAACCTTTGCGGACTGGGGCAAGGGCCAGTGCGGCCCCGAAGGCTGGTGCCTGATTGCCCTTGACCCGCGCTATGCGGAGACCATCGCCCAGCACGGGCAGCTGACCTGGCTGCTGACGGACTGCGATGGCACCGGCCACCTGTGGGCTGAGGATTGCGGCCAGTATGCCGTTATACATGGCAATCCAGGACAGAAATTTTCATGGATGGCTATGGCGGCACAAAAGGGCTATGAGGGCGAGTACGCCGAACCCAGCGAGTGCAATTATCCTGCTCCCATGCCGGAAGGCGAAGATTTGGCCGCAATTACCGCCGCCCGTGCGCTGGATTCCAGTGCTGACGCTGCGAACAGCTTGTTGATTGATACCAACGCAAAACTAAATACCAAAAATCTGTTGAAATTGGAGGATAACGAGGCATGAAAAAACTGACCAGCGTTGCGGTGGTTACCACCGCAGAGGGCGAGCGCGTATCTTACGCTTACACCGAATTAGACAGTGACGGCAACATCACCAGCCAGAACAACCGGGCATCTTTTGTAGCCCTGGACGATGATCTGCTGACCGCCATTGCAACCCTGAAAAACGCTGTAAACGCACGACTGTAAAGGAGAAAAAACCATGACTGACAACAAACGCATTAAAGATTGCAAACGCAAAGTTATTGCTGCAATTAATGAAGCAAGGCTGCCGTTTGCCGTCACAGAGTTGATTTTGGAGAACGTTTTGAACGCCGTGCGGGAGAATATGACAGCCGAAGAAGCCGCGGCGGCAAACATCGAACCTCCGAAAACAGAGGAAGAAAAACCGCCGTATTAAGGCAGTGAATGGATGCGGTTAAATCCAGATTGGAGGGCGTGTAATGGCATTGCATGAAGTACAGCTGAAAGGATACAGTGTTAGACCCGGAAATTTATCGCTTGGCACTTATGACAGTTACGGTATCGAGCAGCTGCATGTGACACTTGACGATACGTGGAGCGGGCTTGCGATTGATGCAACTTTCCACAACACGCCCAACGATAAGGGCGTGACCATGCTGGTAGACGCAGACGGCCTTGTCCCCGTCCCTCCGGAAGCTTGTATGCGAGCATCCAAGTACGCAACCATCACGTTCCGGGGCGTGCAGGACGGTGTACAGCGCATCAGCTGCAATCTGCCCTACGTAGTGCTGGATCACGCGCAGGTGCCCGGTGCCAACAGCACCGCCACTCCCAGCGAGAACGCCCAGGCCCTTGCCCAGATGCAGGCACTGCGGGACGGCGCTGTAGATGCCAAGAGCCAGGCCGAAGCTGCCCGCGATGATGCCGCCCGCAGTGCCGTTGCCGCCAAGGAATACGAAACCGACGCGGGCCAGTCTGCCACTGCCGCCAAAACGGCACAAAAGGCCGCTGCATCCAGCGCCAGCAGTGCAAGTACATCCGCAAGCACTGCGACGACACAGGCAGCGGCGGCAAAATCCAGCGCCGATGCGGCGGCATCCAGCGCCACGGCAGCAAAGGCATCGGAGGCGGCGGCGGGAAAATCTGCTCAAGGCGCAGCAGCATCCGAAAGCGCTGCCAAAGCCGCTCAGACAGCCGCAGAAACGGCCAAAGCAAACGCCGATACCGCAGCCAGCAACGCCGCGGCAAAGGCCACTGCCGCTGCCAAAAGCGCCGTTGCTGCCAAGGAATCCGAAACCAGCGCGGGCCAGTCCGCCACCGCTGCGGCCAACAGTGCAACTGCTGCTGCCGGGAGTGCAACTGCTGCTGCCGGTGACGCTAAGACTGCCAGTGATGCTGCTTCAGGGGCAGCAGATGCAAAAGCGGCTGCGGTGGCTGCACAGAAAGATGCTGCGGCTAGCAAGGCTGCTGCCGCAAACAGTTTCGCAGCTGCAAAGACCAGTGAAGATGCAGCTGCAAAGAGCGCGGCAGATGCCGACAGCACTGCCAACAGCATCAAGGAGTCCATGACGCAGATTGCCGCGCTGCGGAAGCGCCAGAATGTGCTTGTTGGCAGTGAGACAGGCAACCCGGTAAGCTGTGATGACGCCTTTGCTGCACCACTGTGTGGGCTGAGTGTGTACGGAAAGAGCACGCAGAACGGGACACCCACGCCTGATGCGCCTGTGCCTATCGTGAGCGCTGGTGACAGAGGGAGCGTGACGGTGAAAGCGACAGGGAAGAATCTGCTGAATATTCCTGACGAGTCAGGGACCGCTAGAGGTGTAACGGTTACTGCAAAAGATGGGTTAATATCGATTTCAGGAACGGCGACTAGTTCTGGCTACGCCAAGTTAGACATCCCACCATTTATTGCATCCGGTGTGGTGATTTTATCATCTAGCATCACATCTCCAAAAGTGAAACTTGTATCAGAAACATGGAGCGTTATTCTTTCTTTAGGTGCCGCCGATAAAATGTCTGATATGGCAACCAGAATAGTTTTCATCGTCACTCAAGGACAAACATACAATCTCACTGGCGTAAAAGTTCAGCTTGAACTTGGCACAACCGCCACCGCCTACTCCCCCTACCGTGAACAGCTCCTCACCCTGCCCACCCCCACCGGTTTACCCGGCATCCCTGTCACGTCCGGCGGCAACTACACGGATGAAAATGGGCAGCAATGGATTTGCGATGAAGTGGACTTGGAGAGAGGGGTGCAGGTGCAGAGGGTTTACAAGGTTGATGTTGACGGTGAAAACATTAAGTTTGAACAATCCGGCGCCTACACCAATCTTTCGCTAAGAGGATTACCAATCGCCTTGCATTCCAATGGACAAAAAACATACGCAATTAGTACGTTTACTAGCTTACCGTGGTTTCACAACACGGTAAATGGATCATTCTTGTATCTGATTGCGGCTGATATTTCTGGCCAGCTCAACGAGTCTTGCAAAAAGCAGCTGGGCAAAGTCTATTACGCCCTCGCCACCCCCATCGAAACTCCGCTCACCCCTGCTGAAATTGCTGCTTACAAAGCCCTCACCGCTTACGCGCCCGACACCGTGGTGCAAGCGAGCGACGGCGCAGGGGTAAAGCTGGAATATCAGCGCGATGTGAACATTGCAATCAAAAAGCTTGAGGATGCCATTGCATCCATGACCGCTACCTAAAGGAGGGAAAGCATATGGCAATTAAATCCAAAGCCCGGCACGACCTGACCCTGCGCTCTATCAAGCGGGAAATCGCCTCCGGACGTGACGTGGCATACTGGTTGGACAAGGCGTACACCCATCTGGACAGTGGTCTGCTGACGGAGGACGACATTGCAGAGGTGGAGACTCTGGCACAGGCGTACTACGACGCTCTGGACGCTGAGGACAAGGCGAACGCTGAGGAAATCACGCAGTAAGGAGAATATCATGTTAAGCACTGCATACGCACACGTACGTTTTCTTGATGGTGCTTTAGCCGACTAACAAACAGAAAGGACAACAAATCATGAGACTTTCAAACGGTGAATGCCGACTGGAAGACCTACCGACAGGCCCTACGCGGTGGAGTGGCCTGTTCTGTCTGTGGAATAAAAAGGAGAGTGAAACCGATGAATGATAAAATGATTCTGTCGCCCGAAATGGACGAGGAACTGTCGAACGGGAAGGGAGAGGACGAGAATGAGTGATTCTGCACTGGCCGTTTACACAGCCATCAGCCCAAACTGCAACCGGCCCAGGAGCCAGCCCATCAGCAAGATTACCGTACACCACATGGCTGGCAACACAACGCTTGAGGCTTTCGGCGCTCTTGTCGGTAAAACCTCTCGCCAGATGAGCGCAAACTACGCCATCGAAAGCAGCGGTCGCATCGGCTTGTTTTGCCACGAGGCGGACCGCTCTTGGTGTTCGTCCAGTCCGTGGAACGACCACCGGGCCATTACTATCGAAGTCGCTAACGACAGCGGCGCACCGGACTGGCACGTCAGCGACAAGGCGTATGCCGCGCTGCTCGACCTTTGCACCGACATTTGCCGCCGAAACGGCATCAAGGAACTGACCTATACCGGCGACAAGAACGGATCGCTCACGATGCACTGCTTTTACGCCGCCACGGCCTGCCCCGGTCCTTATCTCAAGAGCAAGTTCCCCGACATTGCGGCGCAGGTCACAACGCGCCTAAAGGGCGACGTGGCCGACGCTGCACCCGCCAAAACGCAGGAGCAGACGTTCATCGACGTGATGGCCGAGAAGTGCCAAAGCCGCTGCCTGAACGCGCATCTTTTGCCGTCGCTGTGCATTGCGCAAGCTTGCCTTGAAAGCGCCTACGGCACGAGTGAGCTTGCAGTACAGGCGAACAACCTGTTCGGCATCAAGGCCAGCAACTGGACTGGAAAGGTCTATAACAAGCAGACCAAAGAGTGGGACGGCAGCAAGTACATCACCATCACGGCTGGCTTCCGCGCCTACGATACGATGGTCGCCTGCGTCGAGGACTACATCAAAAAGCTCACGACGATGCCGCGCTACTCGAACCTTGTCGGCTGTACCGACATCAACAAGGCGTGCGAGTACATCCGCGCCGACGGCTGGGCGACAAGCCCGACCTACACGTCCAGTCTGCTGGCGGTCGTGAAACAATTCAACCTGACACGGTACGATGCCGCCATCAAAGAGGACAAGCCCGCCGCGCCGACGCATCAGGAGGTCTGGCTGGATCACATCGTACTGCCGAACGCTGCGGCGATGGAGTTCTACCTCATCGCCAAGAAATACGGGCTGGACAATGATAAGGCGTATCACGCTAAATTTGTGGAGGTGTGATGCCGATGCAGCATGTATTCTCGTTTACACTTGCGGAAGCCTGGGCGTTTTTGATTTATGCGGCGGGGGCTGCTGCCGGACTGTATGCCGGGGGCGTGGCTATCAGCAAAGTAATCACCGCAGTAAAAAAGCCAAAGGCCGACCAGGACAAACGCATTACACAGTTGGAGGGCCGCGTTTCAGCGGTTGAGGGATTCTTGAAAAACGACAAACACCGGCTTGACCGCATGGACGAGGGACAGCACGTGACCATGCAGGCACTGCTTGCCCTGCTTGACCACAACCTTGACGGAAACAACATTGACCAGATGCAGAAGGCAAAGGAAGCCTTGCAGAAGCATCTGATCGGCTAAAAAAAGGAGAAAGCAAAATGGATATTTCTTTTCTATCCGAATACATGATCCCCGTGATTGTTGGCATCTGCCTGTGCGTTGGCTGGATTGTCAAGCAGTGGATTAAGGATGTTGACAACCGGTATATTCCCACGATTTGCGCAGTGCTTGGTGTTGCGCTGGCCTGCTGGATGAATTGGCCTGAAATTACCGCTACCGTGATTTTGTCCGGCCTTGCAAGCGGGCTGGCATCCACCGGTTTGCACCAGGCGTTCAAGCAGATTCTTGAGGGCTTTGGCAATGGGAAGTAAGTTTGACTTCCGAATGAGTCGCAGCGACTATGATGACCTTTGTTTTGACCTGACCGATGACGAACACGCCGTGTTGGATTTGCGGCGGCGCGGGATGCACAATGCCGACATTGCGGCAGAGCTGTATTGTAGCGAAAGGACGGTTAATCGGAGAGTTCGAGCAATAAAAAGTAAATTAGGCTAAAAAAGGCCTCTTGCAATTTAGACTATTGCAAGAGGCCTTTTTATTTTTTAGTTATTTTCAGATCGGAAACAGAGCATCCGATAAAATCAGCTATTTTTTGAAGATTTTCCTCTCTGAGTTCAAACGTCCCGTCCATGTAGTAATATAACGAGGCCCTTGAAATCCCCGCAGCAGATGCAACATCTTGGACAGTTAAGCCTGCGGATTTGATCGCCTGCATCAATGGGTGATTGGCATTTCTGGACGATGAGATCGGTGGCTTCGGTTGCTTTTGCTTCGGTTCTGGAATGTCTAACGGGTAACCAGTAGCTTCAGCAATTTTTTTTAGCGTGGCTGGTCTGGGAGCACGGTATCCTTTAATGTATCCATATATCTGGTTTTTGGCTATTCCAGTCCGCTCTGACAGCTCGCTTACTGTGATATTTGAGTAATTCATCGCTTTGACGATTTCGGAATCTTGATTTGAAAGGACGGATTTTACACGCGCGCAAGTGGGAAGCGCATTAGCATCACAACCAAGGGCTGCCGATATTTTTTGGACAGTTTCGGCGGTTGGGGTGATTCTTTCGGAGGTATAACTATACAGAGCGGACGTGGATATACCGGTAGCACTTGAGAGGTCTTTGATCGACATTCCTGATTCTGCTATGGCACGCACAAACGGTGAATCCGGATTAGAACTGTGCCTTGTACGCCTTGATGGATTTGGGACCCTGTATAGATCTCCATAATCTGGGTACAGCTTCGCAATGCAGCAGTTCAACGCCTCTGAGCGGGCAATCCGCTCGCGCCCAAGCTTTTCGCGCAAGTTAGTTGTTTGCGCGTCAAGCAGTTCTCTTTCACCACTGTAGAGCGAGAGCGTGAACATAATCGTGCGTTCGGATGGCTTCGGCTGCGGAACATAGACTACTCGCCTTGAATTCTGAATCATAAGGCTGCGTACAGCAGCGCAAATTTCGGCGTTTCCCCCGAAATGTTCGTGCAACCACTGCGCCTGTAGCGGCGTAACTTTGAACTGGCAGTCAAATCTTTGCGGCTCTTCCTCTAAATCTACACGTTGTTTAAGAAAATCCGCTTTGCATTTTTGCTCCGCCAAGTATCGCGCATCGGCTGCCTGTTCTTTTGTCTTGAACGACCCAATATTATATATTTTTCCATTATATCCAATTTGAGCGATCCACATTCCATTTGGGCCGGGACACACCCCTGTTATTCCAGACGTGTTATTTTTTCCCGTTCCGTAATTATCGTTATTCAAAAAATTTTTCCCGCGCAGACAGCCACAGCTTTGCACAATCTTGTAGATAAGATTGCCTTGCCGGACGTTGCATAATCTTCCGCAGTCGCAGCGGCAGAGCCAGACCCGCGACCAATTTCCGCAATCCATCTCTTGCATTCCTAGAACTCTAAGACGGCCAAATCGCCGCCCAGTAAGATCAAGCCGTGCCACTTTTTACCCCACCTTACTTGTTAATGATGGCAAGAATCTTTGCGTTCGGAATAATTAGCTCTCCGTCATCCCAGCCGTTTTCGCCGTGGTCTTTGCCCCCGATCAGAACTACATTATGGTCGCCATAGCAAGCCGATTTGGCAATGATACGTTTCAGCTCTTTCAGGCATTCTTCATTGTCTTCTTCGTCCATCTCTGTGTCAAGATAATCGTCTCTGAACCCGACGCAGCACGCCCCGCCAAGCGTTTCTCCGGTAGTTTTATAAGTGGAACGATCGACTTCAAAGTCCCAATCATAGCTGTCACGGACATCAGCACCAACATAGATATTAGCTGCATCAACATCATTATCATTGGGAATAACACGGACGCCAAACGCGTTATAGCCATCTTTGTAAGCATTTTTAATCACGTCAAGAAGTTCATCGTAGTTCATTATATTTACCTCTCTTATTTGGTTTGTAAAATGTTTTTCTTACTATTGTTAGTATAACATACATTGCATTAAATGTAAATATAAAATATAAAAAAAGAAAAATAAATAAAAAGGAAAAGCACTCAGCAAGCGCTGAGTGCTTTTCCCTCAAAAAAGTTGTGCGTATAACGCCTTCAACATTTTTATCCACGATGGTCGGAATTGCTGACCATACCACCATCAACGGCATCCGGTTGTGGTGACATGTTTACTATAGCATTTTGTGGCTGAATTGTCAACAAGAGACTTTGGAATCGAAACTTGGCGTAAAACTGTCGCGTTCGTGTCGCACGTTTTTACGTCTATTTTTTTATAATTAAGCTAGAGGAAACAAAAATGGCTTACACACAAATCAATCTAAATCCAGAACACAAGCGTGTTGGAGATTGCACCGTTCGGGCCATTGCGGCGGGAACAGGGAAAAGCTGGGAAGATATATACGCAGCATTAGCACTTGAGGGCTATTTGCTGCACGATCTGCCGTCTGCAAACTATGTCTGGGGCAGTTATCTGCGGCGGTGCGGGTGGAACCGTTCGGCAATTCCGAACAGCTGCCCGGACTGTTACACCGTCGCGGAATTTGCCGCCGATAATCCGACTGGCGTATATATTCTGGCTATGGCGACGCACGTTGTCGCTGTTGTTGATGGCGATTGGCTTGATACTTGGGACAGTGGCGACGAAACGCCGCTGTATTATTGGCAGAAAGGATGATTTACTATGGCGTTTGGCGTACCGTATCAGCCCGGCTATATGCCGAACTATTATCCGATGGGGCAGCAGATGCCGTCGGCTATGCCAGATCAGCTTGCACAGCTCCGGCAGGCGGCGTATCCGCAGCAGCAGCCAACAGCGCAGCAGACCGCGCCTATTATCTGGGTGCAGGGCGAAGAAGGAGCCAAAGCGTATATGGTGGCGGCAGGGAACAGCGTGCTGCTGATGGACAGCGAAAACAGTACATTTTACATTAAGTCCACCGATGCCAGCGGTATGCCGCAGCCTTTGCGCGTTTTTGACTACTCGGAACGCACGGCAAGCCAGAAACAGCCCACACATACCGCGCAAAAGCCAAAAGAAGAATATGTCACACGGCAGGAGTTTAACGCTCTGACAGCCCGCTTTGACGCTCTGACGGCAGACAAGCCTTTGACGCGAAAGAAAAAGGAGGCAGACAATGAGCAACCCTCTGTTTAACGCTCTTGGCGGCGGCAAAATGCCGGGCGCAATGGGGCAGTTCCAGCAGATGATGCAGCAGTTTCAGCAATTCCGGGCAAATTTTCAGGGAGACCCCAAGAAAGAAGTAGAAAAGCTGTTGCAATCAGGGCAGATGAGCCAAGCGCAGCTGAACCAGCTGCAAGCGATGGCGCAGCAGTTTAGGTCGTTTATGTGACAGGTTTAATCCGTGCGCACGGTTAGACAATAAAATTTATTTGAAGGGAGTACAATTATGAGTTTGTCTTCGGATGGCACTGTAATGACGATGCCTGTTCAGCCCGCGAATAGCGGTAGCGGCAATGGCTGGGGCTTCGGCGGTGACGGTGCTTGGTGGATTATTATCCTGTTCCTGTTCGTTTTCTGCGGCTGGGGCGGCAACTGGGGCAACAACGGTTTTGGCGGCAACGGCAGCACAGGCGCAGTTGACGGCTACATTCTCACCAGTGATTTTGCCAACATCGAACGCAAGATTGACAACGTAAACAACGGCCTGTGCGATGGTTTCTATGCACAGGCGCAGCTTGTAAACGGTGTGCAGAACGCTATGCAGCAGGGCTTTATGTCTGCGGAAATCAGCCGCGCAAACCAGCAGGCGGCATTTATGCAGCAGCTGAATGCAATGCAGATGCAGCAGGCGAATTGCTGCTGCGAAACCCGCGAAGCGATTCAGGGAGTAAATTACAACCTTGCTACGCAGGCCTGCGACACGCGCCAGACTATCCAGAACGGCACGCGGGACATCATCGAGAATCAGAACGCCAACGCCCGCGCGGTGCTTGACGCGCTGACGGCGCAGCGCATTGAGGCTAAGGATGCCAAGATTGCAGAGCAGAGCCAGCAGCTTTTTGCTGCACAGCTTTCCGCAAGTCAGGCTGCGCAGAATGAAACGCTGAAAGCCTATATGAGCGGGCAGCTTGCCTATTACAACCCCCGCCCTGTTCCGGCTTTCCCCGTTCCCGCACCGTATCAGTATGGGAATTGCGGCACCTGCAACTGCTAAAACTGAATAGCAACTGTTTCCAAATAGGAAACTGTTCAGCTCCGTGCTGATTTTGCAAAAAAGCGGCGGGGCAACAGTCCCGCCGCTATATTTATATGAAAGGATCGATTTTATGGCTGAATTTACGAATTCCAGTATCGTGAACGTTGCCGCAGGGCAGAATGTGCCGCTTACCGAAACGGCAGTTTGCGGAAAAAGCTGCATTGTTCACCGTGCCGGGTCTGGCATTGTAACGCTGCGCGGTTTGACAAATCAGTGCAAGGCACGATTCAAAATTTCGTTTGGGGCGAATATTGCAATTCCAACTGGAGGAACAGTTGAAGCGATTTCAGCTTCTCTTGCAATCAATGGTGAGCCGCTGAATAGCGCCACAGCAACCGTGACACCTGCGGCAGTTGAGAATTTCTTCAATATTTACATTGCTGCATTTATCGATGTTCCTCGTGGATGCTGCGTAACAATAGCGGCGGAAAATAGCAGCACGCAGGCAATTTCCGTATCCAACAGCAATCTGATTGTTGAACGCGAAAGTTAAGAAAGGGGAAAATAACAATGAGCATGAAAGCAATGAACGATATCCGCGAGATGCTTTGCGATGAATTGGATGACATTTCCCGCAAAGGTGATCTGAATGTCCGAGATTTGGATGTAATCTATAAGGTTACGCAGAGCATCGCCAGCCTTGATGACATCATGGAAGAGGATGGGTACAGCCATGATGGTGGCTGGGAAGCAAAAATGCGTGGGAGTTATGGCAACGATATGCGCCGTGACCGCCGTTATGCGGATGACATGCGCCGCCGGATGGACACAGACCAGGATGACCGCGAATATAAACGCCGCTATGCGGAGGATATGCGCTGAACAGGGGGTGTAAGGCTTGAAAGAGCTTACATACAAGGACTTTGAGGACTATGAACAGCGCTTGATGGAAGAAGCCTATTATTGCATGGGTGATGCAATATCCTCCAAAAGCCTTACAGAATTTGAAAGCATTGTGCGCTGTTACGTTGCCATGAATGACTTTGCAAGAATGCTTCGCATCGCAAAAGATTCCGGCGACTTGAAACAATGGGTGCATAACATGGAAAACGCCGACGGCTCCACCGGCGAACACTGGACGATAGAACAGACCTCTACTTACATGGCCCCGCGTGGGATGGATTGCACAAAAGAAGAATTCTATGCGGCCATGAACATGATGTTCAGTGACTACTATCCGGCAGCTAAAAAGCACAACGTGAACATGGCTGAATTCTATGCAGACTTGGCGGCGGCATTCATCAATGACAAAGATGCTTCCAAAAACAAAGTGGAAAAATATTACGAGTGTGTTGTGGAATGAGTGAATTTTTGGAAACTATGAAAAGCGCAGACTCCGGCCATGCTTGGCGTGTGCTGGATGAATTCATGGACGCACTAAAGGAAGCAAAACCGGAAACGTATGCAGGATTGATGCACGATTTGAAAAGAACTAAATAAAAGTTTTGTCCATTATTATAGGGTGAGATTTGCAATACCAAATATAGGGCTGCAAAGTTTTCCGTCAAATTGCACAGGTGCAATTTTGGTGCACATGCAGTATTTTGTACGATAATACGTTAATGTAATAGAGTTCGACTCTCGCCACTCGGACCAAAATGAATACGGTTGTTGCACCGACAAAAAACCGCTAAGTGACGATGCTTAGCGGTTTTTTCTTTGTTCAAATCTGTTCAAAAACGTTCAAAAATGTATATTATTCATGGTGCATTCATGGTGCAAAAATTTTATACATTGTTTTGCAATCCGGGTTATCGGGATTTTGGTGCGGATTTGGTGCAAAAAAATGCGCCGAAGTGGTTGAACCACCGCAGCGCATAAATTTTTTTTTGCAACATTAAGTAGGGGCATCCCTTAATTAACATTTGACAAAACAGCTTCAAGCTTTTTCCGTGCTTCCTCAATCATTTGGGGCTTAAGGGCTAAATAAACTTCATGAATCATTTTGGCGTTTGCATGACCCACAAGCTGAATTGCAATCTCTTCCGGCACACCGGCCATTGCAAGCATGCAGACATATTCGTGCCGGAATTGGTGCCCACACACAGGAACTTTCCAATCAGTATATGCAACGGTTACATTCTTGCCGTGCTTTACAACGCTTTTGGTTCTGGGCACCGGCTTTGCCACGCCGTATTTTCGCCAGAACTTTTGCCACATACGATCATAGCGGCTTTTGCTTACAGGCTTTGTATCAAGGCCAATAATGTATGTGTCTTTTGGCATTTTGCGGATGGGCTGTAGGGTTTCTTTTAGCATGGAAAGCAGCGGCACTTGCCGGATTGCTGCCGGGGTTTTGCCATAATCCCTTATCACAGCGGCATTGCCCTTGTGCTCTATCGTTTTTGTGATGTGGATGATGTTTTTATCAAAGTCAATATCACGCAGCTGTATGGCGCACATTTCGCCCTTGCGCTCGCCAGTGCAAAGATAAGCCACCGCAGGGAGCGCATCGGGGTCAAGGTAATGTTCCTTTACCACTGCCACTTGCTCGTTTGTAGGGGGCTGTCGTTTGCCCTTATGCAGGCCGCGCGGCATTTTAGTTTGCGTTGCCGGGTTTACATCTCCGCGCCACTTTGGGCTGTCAATCCAATACTGGAAGATGTTGTTTATCACAGTCTTTTGGTTTGATACCGTTGTGGCAGCCCGCCCGGCCATTTCAGGCCCGCGCAGAAATTCCGCGATCATGTAAGGCTCAATTTCCCGCATGTGGTATTCGCCAAACTCGTCAGTAGCCCGCTTAACGGCAGGCAGGTAGCTTTTTTGCGTTCCGCTTTTCATGCCCTGCACAACGCGGATATATTCTTTTGCAATTTCGCTGAACAGCGGCCCGGCATTTGAACGCTCTTCTTCAATTCGTTCCTTCTCTTCCTGCTCTTCTTTGGCATCCTCAACCTTTTGCCAAACCTCTGCTGGTGTCTTAGCTGAAAAGGTTTTCCAAACGCCACCTATCATCTCTTTGCGCTGGTATCTTCCGTCTTTTCTGTGAAAGAGCCCAACTGTCAAATCCTTTTTCATCTTGCAGCCCTCCAAAAAATGTTTTATAATAAAACCGTCAACTTTTCATGTTGACGGCCCTTTATCCCTTGCTGGTGTGGCACCACCGGCAGGGGATTTTTTATTTTTCCCTTGCGTTATATTCGCCGTTGCCTGCCAGAACGGCAGCTTCTCCGGCTTGCAGGCATATTTGCAGGCGGTCAAAGTCCGGCTTGGTGCTTTCTGGGCAGGGGTCATTCCCAGTTGCGGTATCTATCCGGTAGTTCTGTATTACGGCCTGACAGACGCGTACACGGCTTTGCATGGACGTATGAGCGTTAGCGCATAACAAGTCTATCTGACCCGCCCAATCGCTCCCATGCGCCCCACAAAGAATATATAGCAGGCGGCGCTTGTACAGCCCCGGCATCTGGGCAATATAATCAGAAAGTGCCTTGTCTACCTGCTCGTCCGTCCAGTTTGGCGTATCGGTATCGCTGAATGCAGACGGCATCCAGATGCGCTGCAGCCAGCGCCAGGGGGATTGTTTGCAGACGGTGAACCACATCAACAGATCATCGTTTCGGATAGGGGAAAGCCCTTCTTCCCAGTTGCGCACCGTGCGGATGTTCACATCCATCTGCCGGGCTACATATTCTTGCGAAAGCCCGGATTCCAACCGGCACTGCGAAAGAATAAGTCCTTCACGTTCTCGGAAATCAGCTTTACTTTCCATTTCATCACCCTCAATTTTTTACATGTTTTGCACTTCAAATGCGGTAAAATTTTTATACCGTAGCAATTAAGAAAATATAAAGAAATATTTCTCCAAAAAATGCCATGGAAATAAATGGAAGCCATGGCATAAAAAACATGTTAAGATTCTTACTGTAGTCAAAAAACACAGGAGGAATCAACAATGAATAACGTGGAACGTCTAAAGAATTACCAAAACCGTAATGCGGCAACCATTGAAGCCTTGTATCGCGCTGTGCTGCAAGACCGAGCACGGAGGGAAAACAGCCATGAAACTGCCTGATTTAACTACCCCACCAAAGCACGGACGCAAAAGGCCGAAAAACCGGACAGTAAAGCGCGAAACCTGAAATTTGTGCGTTTTGCTAATTGACCGTTACGGCAATCTGTAATAAGATGTAAGCACAACACAAAGTTGTCAAAATGACAACTTACAACTAAGGAGTAAACAATGGGCCAAGTGAATAAAAATCTTGTTTCGCACTCAGACCATAACTTTGCGCTGTTCCGGTTTAACGATCAGGGCCAGATTTGCCTTGATGATTATGTGATACCCTGGGTAACGCACTTTGAAATGCAGAACTTTGCAAGGGGAACCGCGCAGCTGAACCTTGAAATCATCGTGCGGTTAGATAAAGAAATGACCCTCCACGAAGCGGAAAATCAAAGCAACAACTTCACCGATGATGGAATCAGCCCCACTTTTGAAAGCGAAACTTCCAAATCTTCTTTTGGAGCTGTTGCGAAGAAAATCATGGGCCTTTGATGACAAAATCAAAATTGTCCAACGCCCTTCCAAATCGGAAAAGCCAAGTTCAAAGTATCCTGCCATTTTCAGATAGTTCAGATTAAAGTTCAGCTCATCATAATAGTATCTATGCCCATTATAGCAGAACATGCGGAATGGCTCAAATGTGGCATAACTGGATGGCCCGCATTTTTCTTCACAATATAACAGGATATCTTTTATGCACTGATCGTTTATTTTCATATTTAATAAAAGGATATAGAATATGTTACTTTATAAAGGCTATACTACAACGCCGGAATACGACCCATACGATAAAATCTATTACGGCAAGATTGATGGTATCAAAGATTTGGTTGACTATCACGCAGAAACCAGCGGCGGAATCGAGCAAGCGTTCATTGACTGCGTGGATGATTACATTGCGTTCTGCAAAGAGATCGGGAAAGAACCGGATGCCCCAGACGAAAAAAATCAGAACCAGCCAGATGAAAACATTCTGGCCGCATACGAGAAGATTCGGCGCTTGGGCAATATCCAGAGCACCATTTTCACCATTGCGGATTACCTTTACATTGCCGCATGGGTATGGTTTGGGCTTACAATTCTGCTTTTTATCATTGCAGCTACTTTGAAAGGATGAAGAATATGATTAACGAAGATTTTCTGCGCCGCGAGATGAACGATATCAAAGCATCCAACGGATACACCATTGGCACGTTGTTGCTGGTACTTCTGCCCATCGGGCTGAGTATTGTAATGCAGCTGATGATTCTCAAGCTGATTTTGGCCTGAGTGACAGTGATCTGAACGGAGGATATAAAGTATGCTACTTATTGTATTACTTGCGATTTTAACCATCGTCTTTGGCTGGATTTCATATGCGCTGCTCGATGCGTTTGGAGAACAAATCGTTTTCTTCGTGGCGCTTGTGCTTGCAATAGCATCCGGCGTTTGCGCTGTGGTTTTCGGCGCAACTGCGCTCGCTTACCGAATAGGATACAAAGCGGACAAAATCAGCGCTGAAACACGTTATCAGGGAATCATCCACCAGATTGAAACTGTTAAATATACGGATGATATCGCGAAAGAACGCCTGTATGAACAAATCATTGCATGGAATCAGGATGTAGAGCGGGGGAAAGCCATTTCTGGAGACCTCTGGATTAGCTGGAGCGTTTCACCCGTCTACAATGATTTGCAGTGTATTGAATATCCGGATTGGGAAGGCAAATAATACAACCCCACTCAATAGAGAAACACACACTAGGAGGAACATATGCAAACAAAGAAATATACTGCGGCAGAACAGGCGGAAAACATCAGCAAGCTAATTGCAATCCTGCATACCTTTACGCCGGATCAGCTGGCTGATTTTGCATCCGCTGCGCAAGATTTAATAGCAAAACAGTAAAATCCGGGTTCTGCAAGCAAATAGAAATGAGTTCTTGAATGTTTTCTGGCAAATCGGATATAAGCTCACCGCCTTGTGCGGTGGGCTTTTCTTTTTTGTTGGTGTCATCGCCCTGAATGTCAGAAACTTCAACACCCAAATATTCGGCTATGATAGGCAGCTTTGATTTTCTGGGGTGGGTTCGTCCAGTATTCCATTGGCTATACACCCCGCTACTTACCCCCAGGTATTCACACAAATCTGCGCCATTTTTGTTTTCTTTAGTTAAATAGTAGTTGATCTTGTCTATCGTTCGCACAGCTAAGCACACTCCTTTTGTGCAATGTGCTATATTTCTATCATTTCTAAGTTTACTCTTTACATTCTTAGAAAACTTAGTTATAATAGAAACATAGCTTGACGGCAAAGCAAAAGCTAAGGCCACAAAATAGCGGTCTTTGGAAAGTTATTGTTTGTTGCAATTCAATAATATCTAATTATAGCTTAGTTGTCAAGATATAAAACTAAGTTTTGGAGGTGATTTAATGAAGGAATACACGCAGTACAAAGTGCTGCGGGAAAAAGCCGGGCTTTCGGTCAAGCAGGTAATGGAAGCGCTGAATGTGTCTGACGCTGCAGTTTACTTTTGGGAAACAGGCGCAAACGCACCCAGCACCAAAAAGCTGCCGGACATTGCCAAACTTTACGGCTGCACGGTAGACGAGCTTTTGAAGGAGGTGAAACCCAGTGTTCCCAAACCTATTGATTGAGCTTAAAAAGCAGCGTTGTACGCAGCAAGACCTTGCGCAGCATATTGGAATTTCCCGCGCTACCATGCAAAACAAACTGACCGGGCACTCCCAATTTACCCTGCGCGAGATGAAAGCCATTCAAGGGGCGCTCAAAGGCTGCACGCTGGATTACTTGTTCACTGAGTGTAGCACGGAGGTGAAACCTTGATGCAGGACAGCAAAACACCCCCCCGCGCGGCGACACTTTCCAAGATTGCCAAACTTTACGGCTGCACGGTAGACGAGCTTTTAAGAAAGGAAGGTAACAAATGGAACAATTAACTGCACCCGTGAAGGGTTTCAAGGTCTTCAACCCTGATTGGGCTTGCCGCGATAAACAGTACACTTGCCCCGGCGAGTTCAAAGAAGATGTCAAGCCGATGACTTGCAGCGCCGGTATGCACTTCTGCCCTGATCTGAAGGATTGCTTTGAATATTATCAGAACAATCCGAACAATCACTGTGCTGAAGTCATAGCTCTTGGTGAAGTTGTGCAGGATGGCAACAAATGTGCAACCAATCACCTTCAGATTATCCATGAAATCCCTTGGGATGAAGTTTTGAAGCGTGTCAATCAGGGAAAGGGTTGTACAGGTATCTGTAACACCGGCGACCTGAACACCGGCAACTGGAACACCGGCGACCGGAACACCGGCGACTGGAACACCGGCGACTGGAACACCGGCGACCGGAACACCGGCGACTGGAACACCGGCGACCGGAACACCGGCGACTGGAACAGTGCTTCTTTTTCCAACGGTGTGTTCTGCACTGAAGAACCTGAAATCCTGATTTTCAATAAACCTTCCGGCATGACCTTCAGACAGTGGCGCGATAGTACGGCTTGTCATCTGCTGAATCAGATTCAGTTCATGCCCAATGTTTGGGTGTGGGATGGTTACATGACCGTTGAAGAAAAGGAAGCCCATCCCGAATATAAGACCACTGGTGGCTTCTTGAAAGTTCTGGACACTTCTGACTGCTGTGTCCGTTGGTGGAAAAACCTTGATGAATATCAGCGCAGAATTATCCGCTCTATTCCCAACTTTGATGCGGCCATTTTCAAGCAGATTACAGGCATTGACGCATGATGTACGGCATTTGGAACAGCGTTGAAAAACGCTTTGTTTTTGGGATTTCAGAACCTACATCAAACGCAGCATGGAAGTCCTTCAAGATGAAGGTTCCACAAGCGATTTGGCGTAATTTTACTCCGCCTGCTGGATAAGCTGGATGACGAAATTTTAGATGTGGAGGTGAACAAATGAACGATGGGAAAATTTATTGATTTAACCGGAATGCGTTTTGGGCGTTTGGTAGTTTTGAAACGCAGCCCTGATGCAGGGAAAGGCGTGAAATGGATTTGCCAATGTGATTGTGGGAATACCACAGCAGTATATGCCGGTAAATTGAAAAACGGGCATACACAATCTTGTGGATGTTTGCAAAAAGAAAGAACAAGTTTGGCTTGCCGTAAGGATTTAACAGGTGAAACTTTTGGTAGGCTTACAGTTTTGCATGCGGCTTGCAGAACGCCATATGGGCATTATCGTTATGTCTGCCAGTGCGATTGTGGAAACATTATCACCGTTGATGGAGCCAATCTTACTTCTGGCGCTACAAAAAGCTGTGGATGTTTTCGCAAAGAGGTTACGCGAGAATTAAAACTATCTCATGGAATGGTTGGAACGCGGATATATAGATGCTGGCGGAATATGTTCCAACGATGCTATTCGCCTAAAAACAAAGAATATAAGAATTATGGCGGACGCGGAATCTTTGTTTGTGAAGATTGGCACGATTTCAAGAAATTCTATGCTTGGGCAATAGCTAACGGATATCGAGATGATTTGACGATTGACAGAATCGATGTCAACAAAGGCTACTGCCCAGAAAATTGCCGATGGGCAGATTGGTACACACAAGCAAGAAACCGAACAAATAACGTTTTTATAACGATTGACGGTAAAACAATGATTCAGGAAGACTGGGCTAGAGAGCTTAATATTTCGTCCGCAACACTTAGGAAACGGCGAAAAAAGAATGTTATATCGGAATCCAAGCCCACAAAGGCCGCGAAGCCTTCCGGCTGCTGTGTTTGAAAGATTTGTGAAAGGAGAGAAACATATGAACAACAAAAGCGTAACCAATTTTGGGAATACCACTGTTACCCAGACGGCACATGAGATTGACCTGAAAGTCGGCCCCGACATCAAGATTCCGCCGGAAGTTACGTTCAAGGACGTAAAAAACGAAACTATCCTTGGTGACCCGAACAACATGCACATCACAACCGGCCACTTCAATTTGGCCGATTTGAAGAAAAGGAGCGAAACGCATGAGTAAGGAAGATGTGGCGTTGCTCTTATCCGTTCTGGCCCTTGCAATCAGCATTATGGGGGCCGTGAGGTTTTGAAAGGAGGGGAGCATATGCCCCGTGAAAAGCCCCATTACCAAGAAACCCTTGTAGACATTCGCGCCCGCGCTGCTGAACTTTACCCCGGCGAGCTGCTGTTTGGCTCCACAAAGGTTGCCAAGATTCTTGGCAAATCTCGTGGCTGGGTATGGCAGCATTACGGTAGCTTCCGTGATTTAACCGTTGAACAAATTGCAAGCCTTATCTGCTGATTTCCGACATAAAAGCGTTGGAAATGCAAGGCTCGGCAAGGCTAATGAATTGTTCGGCTGGGAAAAGCATGGGAATAGCTCAGATGAGCTTCGCATTGGAAAGGCATGGAAGAGCAGGGGAATTGCATACCACAGAGACGAGATGACAAGCCCCGGAATGGCAAGGGTAAGCAACGACTTGAAACCGCAACGGAGTAGCGATGACCGGACTGGCAACGGAATGGATTTGAGAAGAAATGCTTTGGAATAGCCTTGATATGACCTGCGGTGATATGCAATGCATGGCAACAGAAATGCTTTGATTCGACCTGCTTTGGAATTGCTTAGAGTAGCGCTGAATGGCAATGGAGATGAATAGTGACGAGAAGAGAAGCTGTGAGTTGCCACGAAACGGAACCGCTAAGACTGGAATTGAATTGTTGAGCAGAGGAATCGCCTAGACATGCTCAGATATGCAATGGAGAGGCACCGAACCGATTTGCAATGGAATAGCACGGAGCTGATCTGCACTGGAATAGCGCAGACATGCACTGGAACCGCACCGAAACCGAAATTTTATTACAGGAGGAAAAACTATGAAAGTACGAATTACATTGACCGAAGAAGCGTTGGGCAGCGCGCCAAGCAATGAAGACCTGCTGGCAACCTATATTGCCAGCAAAGCACCCACCAGCGAGCTTTCCGCAGAGGAAATTGACAACATCAAGGCCCAGAATGCGGAAGACCGTATCACGGTGTTTTACAAAACCGCAGACGGTACGCCGTTCCAGTACAATTACCAGGTTAAGGGCATGTTCAAAGATTCCTGCCAGATGCTTGCAAAAGCTGGCAAAGCAGGATATTCCGGCGGCAAAGCCTGCGCTGCGCTGAAAGCTTATAAGAAAGCCATTGACGGCCTGATTTTTGTTTATCCGCGCGAGATTCATTACGATACGCACGGGTTAAAGATGGGCTACTGTGAGCGTTCTTTGCGGGCTCAGACACCGATGGGTGAGCGCATCAGCATTGCCAAAAGTGAAACCGTGCCGGAAGGCAGCACCATTGAATTTGAGGTTGAGTGCCTTGACCCGAAATTGGAAGATATGGTGCGTGAATGCCTCAATTACGGCAGAATGCGCGGTATCGGCCAGTGGCGCAACAGCGGCAAGGGTACTTACCTGTGGGACGAACTTGATGACAACGGCAATGTGATCGGCGGAAACAACAAGAAAGGACACTAACATGACTGCAAACAAAAAGAGCCGCCCAGTGTACTGCAATACACTGAACGGCAAAAAACGTGAAATTTTCCGGTTTCACAAGTCCATTTTAGCCCATATTGTTCCGGTTTGCAAGTGCTTTGCAAACTTTACCCTGCTGG